CCGAGGAGCACATCCAGGACGCGACCGTCGTCGAGCCGGGCCAGGTCGTCGGCCAGGCACTGATGCCAGCCACCCCCGCGCCCGTTCCCGCGACGACGGACGTGAACGCCGGCGATCTCGTCAAGCGCCTCGACACGATCAAGGAAGCGATGGAGGACGCGATGCAGGTCGATGTCGACTACGGCGTGATCCCCGGCACACAGAAGCCCACGCTGCTGAAGCCCGGCGCCGAGAAGCTCGCCGTCCTATTCCAGCTCGACGTGCAGATCACCCACGACGAGCGCTACGGCCCAGGTGACCACCTGACGGTCCCCGCGTACTGCACGATCTTTCACGCCGTGACGGGCGCGCGCCTCGGCCGCGGCGAGGGTCTCTGCACGACCCGTGAGCGGAAGTACGCCTACCGCAAACAGGAGCGGAAATGCCCGACGTGCGGCGTCGAGGCGATCATCAAGGGCAAGCCGCAGTTCGGCGGCGGCTGGGTGTGTTGGAAGAAGCGCGGCGGCTGTGACGCGAAGTTCGCGGTCGGCAACCACGACATCGAGGGTCAGGAGGTCGGCGAGATCGACAACCCCGACCTGCCGGACTTGTGGAACACGGTCATCAAGATGGCGCGCAAGCGTGCGCTCGTCGACGCTGTTCTCCTCGTCACCGGCGCGAGCGCGCTGTTCACGCAGGACATGGAGGACCAGGCGACCGCCGAGGCCACCGAGAACGGCGAGACCTCGGAGGCAGCGCCGGCGGCCGGTCCGCCGTACGGGCCGGCGGCGACCGAGGCGCAGGTCACGAACGCGCGCAACGCGATCGCGTACCTGCTCGGCAAGCCCGACGTGGCGCCCGACCACAACTCGATCGGCGCGATCCTGAACGAGATCGAACAGGCCGCCGGCGTCGACCGCGCCGGCGCCCGCCGCGAGGCGTATCTTCCGCACTTCGCGCTCGCACAGGTCACGAGGGTCGCCGCGGCCGTCCGCAAGCGCCGCGAAACGCTCGGCAAGATGGCCGAGCGCGACGAGACACAGCCCGCGCCAGCGACGACCCCGAAGGGCGAGAGCGAGCAGGAGAAACTCGACCGCGAGTACGGCGAACGCGTCGCCGAGCAGGGAAGCTGACATGGCCGAGGCCATCGCAGTCGTCACGACCGAGGTCGTCGACTTCAAGACCGGTGAGATCGTCCCGTTAGACGCGTCGACAGAGCGCCTCGCGGAGTACATGAGCAACCTGGACGAAGTGCGGACGGCCCTCGCCGAGGCCGCCGGCGCGGTCAGCGATGAGCTGGTCGCCCGCATGGACCGCGAGGCGTCCTGGACGCTGCGCGTCGGCGACCCGAAGGAGGGCCGCCAGTGGGAGATCAAGGGCAGCTCGCCGACGGCCGGCACAGAGACCTACCCGCCCGACCTGCTGGAGGTCGAGCTGCTCGCGCTCGTCGAGCGCGGCACGATCACCGCGGAGGCCGCCGGCAAAGCGCTCCGCCGGCAGGTCACGCTAACCCTCGACGTGCCCTTGAACCTGCCGCTGAAGGGCGTCGCCGAAGGCCTCGCGCAGATCAAGCTGACGCTCGGCGAGAACGAGCTGCCGATCGCGAAGGCCGACCACAGCGCTGGCGCGATCGCCGCGGGGATCAACGCGCTGCGCAAGGTGGCCGGCACCGGCGCTGCCCTGGACCGCGCGAAGGTCCCCGGCTCCCCGGGCCCGCGCCGCGCGAAGGTGACCCTGAAGACGTGAAGCGCACCGCGCTGAAACGCGGCAAGCCACTACGCCGCGTCGTCGTGATGACGGGCGGCAAGGCGATCGGCCACCGCCAGGTCGACAAGCGCAAGATCCTGTGGAACGCCGCGGTGCGCGGCAGCATCTGCGTCGCCTGCCGGGAACGCCCAGCGACCGAAGGCCACCACATCGTGAAGGAGCAGACGCTACGCAAATACGCACGGCAGCGCGGCTACGACTTCGAGACCGTCCGCTTCGACACCCGTAACCGGCTCGCGGTTTGCAAACGCTGCCACGCGAACCATCACAGCGGCTACCGGCGGTTCTCGAAGGAGCTCCTGCTGCGGTTCGCACGGTGGGTGTTCGACTTCGCGCGCGAGCTGGACCTGGAGTGGGCACTCGAGCGGGATTACACATGAGCACCCCACGCTGGCAGCGGACGTGGCGCGCCGACCCACGCCTGGCAGCCCTCGCCGACCGTCACTACAGTCGCAAGACGGTCGGAGCTGCGCAGTTCGCGCCGCCCGGCCGGTGCCTGCCGCTCATCACGGCCGCCGGCGACGCTGGCTGGGTAACGAGCTGGCCGCTGCACGCGTACACGATGCACGGTCTTGGTGACGCGTGGATCTGCACGCTGTTCCGCAACGAGAGCGAACACCTGTCGAGCGAGCTGATCTGCGAGGCCGTCGCTGCGACCCGCGCTGAGTGGGGCGCACCGCCCCCCGGAGGGACGCTCACGTTCGTCGACGCCTCGAAGATTCGCCGCAAGCGCGATCCGGGCCGGTGCTTCCTGCGCGCCGGCTTCAAGCGCCTCGACCGGCTCACCAAGGACCGGGGCCTCGTCGTGTTGCGCCTCGCCGCTGGCGCTCACCCCGAGGCCGAGACCCCCGCGCACTTTCAAACGCGAATGGCGACATGAATGCCCCGACGGTCGGCGGACTCGGCATCGGGCTCCTCGCCTACGGCCTCACCCTCGCCGGGTGGAGACACGAGTGGCTCTGCGAGGTCGACGCGTGGCGTAGAGAAGTCCTCGGGATCCGATACCCCGGTGTCACCATCGTCGGCGACTGTCGGGGCGTCGCGCAGACAGCCGACACCACTCGGGGACGACACTGACCGACGTGGCATACCAGTGGAGTGGGGCGAGTACGGACCCGCAATCCGACGTTGGGAGCAGGTTCACGGACCTGCGCCTGAGCCCCTCATTCGTCGAGTGGATGATCGGCGCGCCCGCCGGGTGGAGCGATCCCGACTGTCGGCTCTCGGCGACGGAGTTCAAGTCCAACTCGGAAGGCTCGTCGGCGAATACATCCTGGGGCTCGAACGAGATCGACTAGCGGCATGAGCGGCACCTGGGAGATCTTCGAGGGCGACGTGCGCGAGCGGCTCCGCGAGATGTCGGATGGGTCGGTGCATTGCTGCATCACCTCGCCGCCCTACTTCGGGCTGCGGGACTACGGGACTGGCGAGTGGACGAGCGGCAGCGCGAGCTGTGACCACCTAGCGCCGATGCCCGGGGGTACGGCGGCTTCGACGCTGGGCGACTACGACAATAGGCTGACGGACGAGGCGATCCGCCAGAAGGTCGCTGACCGCCGTCCGCAGTACAGCGGGGAATGCCCCAAGTGCGGCGCGCGGCGAATCGACCAACAGGTCGGGCTTGAGGAGACGCCGGCCGAGTACGTCGAGAAGCTAGTCGAGATCTTCCGTGAGGTCCGCCGCGTCCTCCGCATCGACGGCACTCTCTGGCTGAACCTAGGCGACAGCTATGCGCGGTCGGCGGGCCCGCGCAAGGGCAACTTTGGCCGGTCCGCGAAGGGCGTGGGCATCCCCGAGGATCGCGACTCACGTCGCGTCAGGCCGTGGGCGAAGGAGAAGGACTTGCTGGGGATTCCGTGGACGGTCGCACTCGCGCTGCGCTCGGACGGATGGTTCCTGCGCTCGGACATCATCTGGAGCAAGCCGAACCCGATGCCGGAGAGCGTGACGGACCGGCCCACCACCGCGCACGAGTACGTCTTCCTGCTCACCAAGAGTGCCCGCTACTTCTATGACGCCGTGGCCATCCGGGAGCCCGACTCGGGCACCGATCACGTGCGTACCGTCCTGGATCGACCGGAGCCGTCCGGTGGCCTCATGGCGCCCAACAGAGGCATCCGACGCGCGGATGGCCGCCAAGGCCGGGGGCGCAATAAGCGCTCGGTGTGGGAGATCGCGACCCAGCCCTACCCGGACGCGCACTTCGCCACGTTCCCGCCGAAGCTGATCGAGCCGATGGTGCTCGCGGGTACCCCCCGCCAGGCCTGCGGCGTGTGCGGGGCACCGTGGGAGCGAGTAGTCGAGATAACATATGAGAATCCCGGGAACCGCACGACGACAGAGACGTTGGGCTTCGAGTCGGCGTGCGATCACGACGATGGCTCGGGAGTTGGGATCGTGCTAGATCCCTTCGCCGGCTCCGGCACGACATTGGAAGTCGCCGTGGCGAACGGTAGACGGGGGATCGGCCTCGAGCTGAACCCCGAGTACGTGCGGCTCGCTGAGCGCCGGCTGGCGGGCGTGACACCGTCGATGTTCGACGCGTGACCGTCGCCGCCTGCTACACTCCCGCCACACCACACCGAAGGAGGCGACACCACCATGAGGCTCACCGGTATCAAGGTCGGCGACATCGCGCGCGTCGACCAGCAGCACTGCCATGTCATAGCCGTCGAGAAAGGCCGCCTGCACGTTCGGCCTATCGGCAGAAGCGCCTACCGATGGGCGAAGGCGTGTCAGGTCGAAGCGCACTGGGCGCGCCGCAAGTGATGTCGCGCGTTCGCCCGCCAGCTCGCCCGCGCGAGCCACGCCGGCCCCGGAAGGACATCCGGCTGCTGGAAATCAATATGGCCGCGCAGTGGGCGTACCTCGCCGCGTCCCGGGAGGATCTCCACCGGGCGCTGCGCGACCTGAAGGGCCTGACGGACGACGACAGCGCGTGCAAGCGCATCGCGGTGAAGGACGCCCTCTGGAAACGGTTCGACGAGGAGGCCTGATGAGCCGCTACGTCGTCGTGCTCCAGCGCTCGGGGATGGACCTGGCCCCTCTCGTCGAGTGGCAGGAACAGGTCGCGGTCGGCCCGTTCCGCACTCGCGAGAGGGCCGAGCAGCGCGCCGCGACGATCAGACGGCTCGCGGAAACCTACGAGGATCCGCCCGACGACTACTGCAACTGCACCGAGGAGGCTCGTCCCGACTGCAAGCGCTGTGGTGGGACCGGCATCCGTCCGGGCACCACCGGACCGGACAACGCGCTCGACGTGTTCGTCACGCGGCTCGGGCCGTCGCGCGCGTCGGCGCAGGACGTGCTCGCCGCGATATACGGGGAGAGCTTCGAGTGATTGACCCCGAGTTGCTCGCGACGCTCGCCCGCCTGCAAGGCCAGCAGGTAAGGGTCACGGTCGAGGGCGTAGCGAAACTCGGCCGGCTCAGACGCAGCTCGCTGCCCGGGCCGTCACCGGACTGGTGGCTAGACGACCGGTCGCTGCTGGTCTCGCAGGTCACGAAGGTCGAGCGGCGCCTGTGGAACCAGTGGGGGAAACTCGTCGGGTACACGACTGCGTGGGAGCGCGACGCATAAGCTGTCGCAGCGTGCTACACTTCAAGGACACCACGCGACCGAAGGAGGCAGACACCACATGGATCTCTCCGCTCTGAAGTGCCGGGACCAGTTCCCGTCGACGGAGTACGGGGAGGCCCTGATCGTGAATCAGCTCTCGTACGGCAAGGTGCCCGTGGCCGACGTGCTCGCGGGTACCGCCGCCGTCCAGGAGATCGTCGCCACCGGCGACGGCAAGAGCTACATCGCCCAGTGGCACGACGGCGAGGTCGCCGGCGAGGTCTACTGCGAGCGGTGGGAGCTGCGGGCCGGTGTCGCGTTCCGGGCCTTCCACGGCTGGCTGGACTCCGTCAGCCGCAAGATCGTGCAGGCCGGCTGATGAACGCTGACTGGATTCAGCGCATCGCAGACACGGCCCGGCCGGCGCTTACCGAGCCGGGAGCCGTGATCGTCGCACTCTCGTGGGCCGACAGCTCATACTGGCTGGCGACCCGGCTCTACAATGCCGACGACTACAGCGACTCGCGCGCGCTTCGGAAGGTCGTGTGGGGCCGCATCACGCGGCTGCTCAACGAAGACACTGCGGGGGTCAACCTGTACGCCGTGCATCGTTACAGCGATGGCACGCTGGTCGTTTACAACGGGCCGGACTCCATCATGCTGACCGAGGAGCCGAGGCTCCGGGCGGTCGCGGCACTCGACGCGGAGATCGCTGCCCAGCAGGAGTTCGACCGGTCCCGCAGAGTGTCGCAAGCTGCTACACTATGTCTATGACCAGCAGCCACCACGTCGGCCAGATCTTGAAAATGTCGCAGCTCGTGGGCGTTAACGAGGTCCGCATCACGAAGATCGCTGGCGGACGGGTCCACTTCGAGCGCGTGTCGCTCGAGTTGCCCGCCTTCAAGTCGAGCGCGACCGTCCTCCAGTTCGAGGAAAAGACGGTCGCGTGGAACCTGGACGTGGCAGCATGACCACCACCGAGGGAGGCACAGTGACCACCTACCGCGAGCGCAGGCTGGCGAAGGCCGACCGGTTGCGCGGCTGGGCTGACGGCCGCGAGATCAAGGCCGACCAGGCGCACCACGCCGACGACCAGCTCCGCGCGCTGATCCCGTTCGGCCAGCCGATCCTCGCCGGCCACCACTCGCAGCGCCGCGCGGAACGCGACCGCGACCGCATGATCGCGCACGCCGAGCAGGGCTTCGAGCACGCCAACAAGGCGGCGAGCATGCGCTCACGCGCGGACCACATCGAGGCAGCAGCCGACCGCGCGATCTACAGCGACGACCCCGACGCGGTCGAGAAACTGACCGCGAAGATCGCGGCCCTCGAGGCTCAGCGCGAGCAGGTCAAGGCGGCGAACGCGGCCTACCGGAAGGAGCACCGCGCCGAGCTGAAGACCATGACCGCGTACGAGCGCGACCAGGCGCAGCCCTACAGCGGCTACGTGCTGACGAACCTGTCGGGGAACATCAGCCGGCAGCGCAAGCGCCTGGAGCAGCTTCAGCGCGAGCAGGTCAGCGGCCCGGTCGATCGGATCATCACGGCGCGGTTCGCCGGCGCGTGCGCTGACTGCGGCGCCGCGCTCGAGCGCGGCCAGGCGATCCGGTACACCCGCGCCGCCGGCGCGCGCTGCGTCCAGTGCCCGACCGAAGGAGGCGAAGCATGACCACGACCATCGCGCCCGAGCGCGACTGGCTCAACATCGGCGAGGAGTTCGCGCCATACCGCGAGCAGATCGAGCAGCAGATCGCCGAGCTGACCTGGCAGTCACCGCCACCGGAGCAGCTCGCGATGATGCCCGCACTCGGCATCAAAGCCTGCATCGAGCAGCTCAAGATTCCGAAGGTCTCCGGCGTCGCGATCGACGGTCTCGTTGACGTGCCCGACCCGCCGGAGGGAATGGCGCACTACTCGCTCTACGGCATCCAGGGTAGCTACGCGCAGGGCCTCGCCCGCGTGTACGTGCTCGACAGTGGCATCGACATCACGCCGCTGTGCGTCGACCGCTTCTGGAGCGCGCCGTGAACGCGGCCGAGATCACCCGCCGGCACGCCGTCGAGCGCCCGCTCGCGAAGCTGACCGAGCACGAGCTGGACGTGCTCATGAAGCTCGCCAACCCGGTCGGCACCATGCTGAAGCCCTACTACGCGGGCGCCCTCGAGGACCTCGGCGAGCTGGCCGAGCGAGAGTTCGACGAGCGCGACCACGACCGCGGAGCGAAGGCATGAGCGCCACGCCGGCGCAGCTCGAGGCCGCGCGCGCGCACGGCGAACGATCCGCGCGCGCCGCCGCGTCCTGGACCACGACCGACCCGGTGAAGGCGAAGCTCGCGCTGCGCACCCTCGCCAGCCGGACCGCGACGCGCAGCGAACGCGCGCAGGTGATCCCGGCCCGCCCAACGATCCAGCAGGGCGAGCTGGCGGAGGAGTTGGGCATCGTCGGCGACGCAGTGGGCCTCATCGGCGAGGGCAAGCCGCCGCTCTCCGCCGTCGCGTACGACGAACTCGGCGCCGCCTGGGCCGAGGGCGTCGAGGCGGCGTTCCTCCCGGCATGCAAGCAGCGACTTGAGCAGGCGATCTCGTGAGCACCATCGTGCAGCTCGTGGGCCTCAGCACCCCGATCGCTACGGCGCTCGACGGCCACTATCTGATCGAGTACGACCCGGGCCGCTACGCCATGCACGTCCCGGAGGGCTGCCCGCCCCTCGGCTGGCAATACCCGCACCTGGTCACCACCCCCGACCGCGACAAGGCGCGCCGCTTCCCCGGTTTCCGCGAGGCCCTCGAGTACGTGCGCGCGGTCGACCCGACACACCCCGTCCGTGACACCGACGGCATGCCCAACAGGCCGCTGACGAGCTTCAACGTCAACTACGAAAGGGTCGACCCGTGAAGGCCCTCGCGATCATCCTCACCGTACTTTCGCTGTCCGCTGGCGCAATAGGCTGCGGGTCAGAATCCCCCGCGAGCGAAGCGTGCGTCCAGCACAACGAAGGCTGCCAGCAGCTCAACGACGAACGGAAGAACACCGAAGCGCGCGAACGCGAAGCGACCCAGCAGCACGAAGCCGTCCGCGAAGCCGAACGGCTGAGAGGAGAAGAATGAGCCGGGCAGACACGTACCGCTTCAAGTTGAGCAAGCACCGTCAGGAACGCGAGCACAGCGAGCGTGAGCTGGCGAAAGTCAACGGGCAGCTCGCGAAGATCGCGCGCGACGCGAAGGAGAAGGGCAAGCTGACGGTGACGGAGATCGCGGAGCTGGCCGGCGTGCACCGCGCGACGGTCCACCGCGCGCTGCGGAACGGCAAGCCGTGAACATCGTGAAGCGCCAACACCACAACGAAAGGCAGACCATGAAACGCAGCTATGCGAGCGTCGCGGCAATCGTGACGCTTGTATTCTCAATGACGGGCGGGGCGCTCGCCGCCTCGCGTCATCACTCGAAGGCGCCGGTGCGTCAGGTCCTGCGTGGCGCGACTGGCCCGACGGGGCCGGAAGGACGAGAAGGCAAAGAGGGACCGTCGAACGTCGGCACGACTGGCGTCGCCGGGGAACGAGGCCCGCGCGGACCTGAAGGCCCGACAGGCCAACGAGGCTACAACGGCGTCACGGGCGCGACCGGAGCAACGGGCGCGACGGGTGAACGCGGCGAAAAGGGCACGACCGGGGCGACTGGTCCCGCGGGCGGCCCGACAGGACCACAGGGCGCAACGGGAGCCACTGGCGCATCCGGCACGCCTGGAGGGCCACCCGGGCCGACCGGCCACACGGGTGCAACCGGCGCTACAGGCGTCACCGGCTCCCTCGGCAGCCAGGAAGAACTCACTGAAAACGGCGTGCCCTCGAACGGCCCCGGCACGCTCTCCATTGCGACCATCTACTGCGGCACCGGGAAGAATCGCCTCACGGGTGGTGGTCAAGGTGAAGGCTTTCACGTGGAGTGGTACTCATCCCGGCCGCTGCCGGGTGGCGGCTGGGCCTTCAGTGTGGAACAGGGCGGTAACACCGCGGTGCAGGCCAAAGTCATCATCGTCTGCACGTCATGAACAAGCAACGAAAGAGGAGGCTGGGCTGATGCGCAAGGCAATAGCAGCAGCGGTCGTGGCGATCGCCGCGCTTGGAGTGGCGCCCGCTGGGGCGGCGCAGCCGCACTGGTACGTCAACGGCGCCAAGATGGTCGAACCGACGACGGTCGTGTCGTGGGGATCGAAGACGATCAAGGCGGAAGCGCGGTTTAGCAGCGGCATCGAAGGTGAACTTACCTGTCGCTACGTCAACGCGGGCGTCATTCGCAACGACCCCGAACGGTCGATGTTTGTGGTTGGCGCGTCTGCGAGCTACGACTGTGAACAGGTCGGGGGAGGCACCAACCAGTGCAAAGGTTGGGTGTCTATGGAACTCCCGGAACCGTGGCTTGGGTATGAACTCGGGCAGCTCGCGGGCGGCAAGCCGTACGCCGAAGCGTTGCGACCGAGCCATACGCTCGAACGGTGCCACACACCGAGGGAACGTGAACCGACGTGGGAGGCGCGGAACCGCGAATCCTTCGGGGTGCCGCTGCGGCCCGTGTGGCACAACGGCACAAGCGCACTGCATCCGAGCTTCCTCGAATGGAGCGGCGCGGCGACGGGCGAACTCGAAGCGGTGGGCACACCGGGCGAGCCGCTGGCCGTGGCGACGGTCGAAGGCGAAGAAAAGGTGCAGGAGTACAACGAACAGGGCCTAGTGACGGTGAAGGCATCGTAGGTTGCGATGAGCGCCGTTGATGACGCCTGGCAGGCCGTCGTGCTGCGTCTTCAGCGCGCCGGCCTCGACCAGGACGAGACCGGGGAGAGCCTCGAGCCGGACGATCCCCGCAACCGCCTCGTGTACGTCGGGATGGACATCGACGCGGTCGAGGTCGATCACTTCCTCGCGAAGCTCGTCAGCACGTTCCACGCGATCATGGGCGAACGGATCGCCGAGGGCGAGGACCCGAAGGGCGCGGTGATCTCGGCGATGAAGGGCCTGTCGACGCAAGCGCTGATGGTCGGCTGGGAGCTGGCGCAGCGGGAGCCGGGCTGATGCCCGACTGTGAGCGCTGCGCCGGCGAGGGCATCATGACCATCGTGCACGCCCGAACGAACTACGCCCGGTGCGAGCAGTGCGTTGGCACGGGCACCCGGCTCACGGAGCGCCAGCGCGAAGCGTGCCAGGCGATGCTCGACAACGGCGCCGTCCGCGATGGTGGCCGCTGGGTGACCGCGCAGCAGATCGGCGAATGGATACGTCTCCCCCCCGTGATCCGCCATGGCCGGCAGGCGCACGGGCCGCAGTCGTGGTCGGGCTACCAGGCCGAGGGGTTCGTGCTCGGGACCACGATGCGCTCGCTTGTCCGCAAACGCGTCGTGCACGAGACCCCCGATCCGCGCGACCCGCGACCCAAATCCCTCTACAGGCTGCCGGCGTGATCCGCTTCCGCGCCGAGCCGGAGGGCCGCAAGCCGATCGTGTTCCTCGGCCTCTCTGACATGAACCTCACGCGCCTGCGCGCGGGGCAGCCGATCCGTATCGACGCCAGGGACGCGATCGGGTTGGGCGTCGAGGTCGTCATCTACCACGGCGCGACCGAGGTCGACATGACGCGCGAGCTGGAGGAGCACGGCTTCATGCCGGCCGGCGCGACCGAGAAGGCGCAGCAGGCGATGGAGCAGCGCGGGGAGTTCAGGCATGGATCTCGGTGAGCGCATGCGGCGCTGGCTCGGCGAGAGCCACGAGGTCACCCTCGAGATCGACGGTGGCACATGGCGGCGGGTGCTCGCCTACATCGACCGGTACAACCACGAATGCGACCGGCACCCGAACCTCGGCGACGAAGACAAGATCGACCCCGACAGGGAGATGTGGCTCGCGATCAACGTCCTGCTCGGAGTGGGCATCGAGGCGGCCGAGGCGAAGGACGGCCTGTCCGGAACCGTGTGGGGCGAGCTGATCTCGAAGGAGGTCTCGGACGAGGCCTGCCGCCGTCGCCGCGCCCGCCGGCGCTAGCTCTCGGGCCTGAACTTCCCGGACGGCGCCTCGTGCCCGCACTTCGGGCACGTCAGCGTTGCCTCCTGCTGCGGGTCGAGCTGCTGCGCCTCGTCCGTCGCGATCTGCTTCAGCAGGCGGTCCAGGCCGTCCTGGTCCCAGCCGGTGCCGGAGAAGTCACCCTCGAGGTCTTTCAGCAGGTCCGCGAGCTGCTGGCTGTCGTACCCCGCCAGGTCGTTCGTGCGGTTGTCGACGAGGCAGATCCGTCGCGCCTCGTCGTCGTCGCATTCGATCAGGTGACACAGGACCTTCGGCCGCTCGAGCTGGTGCGCCGCCAGGAACGTGTGGTTCCCGGCGAGCACCTGCATCGGCTCGGCGCGCGTCGTCGGGTTGACGGCCCACACGACGATCGCGCGGTACTGGTCGTGCACGGCGAGGCTCTCAGCGATCGCGTCCACGTCGCCGTTCCGGGGGTTGCCGGGGTACGGCTGGAGCTGTTCGATCGGGACCTGGGCGGTCTTGAGCAGCTTCACTTGCCGGCGGGGCGCTGGATCGTGCGCAGGTCGCTCACGCGGGAGCGGTCGAGCACGTACGCGAGCGGCATCAAAAAGTACCCGCCGATCCCGAAGCTCGTGTCCCACGAGTTCAGCATCAGGATGTGGTGCGGGTATTCCTTCAGGTAGCCGCAGGCGAGGACCTCGTGGCCGCCGAGGATTTCCTCGCCGGGTGCCGGGATCGGCATCTCACCCGACGCCCACCACGACGTGTCCTCGAAGGATTCGTAGACCGTGAAGCCGAGCGGGATCGTCTGCCGGTTCGAGAGGACTTGCTTGATCGCTTCGAGGGTCTGAGGGACCGACCGGACGGGTTTGCCGAGCCGGTATGCGCGCGGCTCAACGTCGGGCGGTTTGATCTCGAAGTCTTCGATGTTGTCGCTGTAGGGGTAGAGCGCCTCGTCGGGGATGCCGTGCTTCGCGACGGTGAACGCGTCGTGGCCGATGGCGCCCACGTCGCCCTGGCCGAGGGTGCCCTCGATCGCCATCTCGAAGTGGTAGATCCAGCGGCGGGACAGCTCGCCGCAGTCGTGGCCGTCCATGTGTGCGTCGGCGCGGAAGCACCGGCTGGTGGCGTTCGCGGTGCACGAGCCGATCTGGAGCTGGTTGAGCGCGGGCCACATCCATGAGCGCGGGTCGACCTCTGTCAGGATCTTGAGGGTGCTCGTGTCGGCTTGCGGAAAGGACATGCCGGGGTGCGGCCAGCGCTTGCCGTAGACGTGCGCGCGGGCGGGTGCTACCAGGTCAGCGACGGTCATTCGGGCCTCCTTTTAGGGGCGTCGGGAGGCCCGACCGTAGCCGCCGGAGCGGCGGAAACTTTCCCGTCCGGACGGCTGATATTGTCGCAGGCAGCTACTCGCTCACCCACCGAAGGAGGCACCACATGACCGATACCGTTCCCACCACGCAGGTCGCGTCGCTGCGCGTCACGCGCCGCGCGGACAAGGTCCGCTTCGGCGTGAGCCTTCAGGGGTCAGACGGCGCCGGCGAGCAGTTCGCGCGCACCGTCCAGCTCCCCGCGCAGGACGACGGGACGCTGCTCGACCGCTTCCGTGACGCGATCGCGGGCTTCGAGGAGCAGATCCTCAAACACGTGCACGGCGAGACCGCGCCGCCCGCCGCGCCCGCCGCGTCGAGCGCCGCCGGCGAGCCTTCCGGGGGTTGAGCCGTGGCGCGCGGTAGGCGGGGCGAGGAGATTCGCGGCGAGCCGGTCCAGCTCGTCGAGGTCGACGGCGTCCCGGTCGAGCCTCTCCGGCGACGCAAGTTTAAGTACGGCAAGGGCGGCCAGCTTCAGCGGGCGGTGAAGCAGTTCACCGCGCCACAGCGCACCCGGCCGACACGGCACCGGATGCCGCCGGTCGGGACCGCTCACGGTGATGGGCGCCACGCGCAGCGCAAGGCGCGCCGGCCGGCACCGAAGCGCCGGCGCGGCAGGCTGGAGCGGATGCGATGACGCTCGTCCAGATCAGCCAGCGGACCGGTGTCGTCAAGCGCGTGAAGGAGGGCGAGGAGCCGTTCATCGACCTGCACCTGAAACCCGGGCAGCGTGTGATCTCGATCGACTTCAGGCCCGCGATCTTCCCGCGCCGCGACCGTAAGACCGTCGACTGGCACTGGACGGCGGTCCTCGAATGGCGCGACCCCGACCGCGAGACCGAGGAGGGCACGTGAAGACGAAGATCTACGTCCGGGTTGGCCGCGGCGTGAGCGGTAGCCTGCGCGGCCGAACGTACACGAAGGCGAGCACGAAGCCGGATCACTCGCCGCTGGAGAATGCCGACGGGCACGTGCCGACGGTCGCGTTCGCGATCGCGCTGGACATCCCCGACTCGCTGTTCAGCCAGGCCGAGCGTGTCCTCGCCGAGCTGACGGTGAGCGAGTCGACGAGCGCGGTCGCCGCCTCGATCGAGGTTCCGGGTGAAGCCACGTGAAATACAAGCCCCGCAAGGCGGTCGTCAGGGCCGCGGCGCGCGGCGGGCGTAGCTTCCCGAACCGCTACGACGACCTCGACCTGGACCTCGCGCACGCGCACCTGGAGGCTGGTGTAGAGGCGATGCTTCGCGACAACACGGCGTTCGCGCGCGCCGCAAAGGCAGCCGGATCGCCAGAGCTTGCGCGGTCGGTCGTCACAGCGTTCTTCGGGGTCGAACCGTGAGCCGCACGGTGCAGCACACCCGGGAGTGCCCTGTGGAGGGCTGCACGATCCAGCACAGCCGCGATCTGCTGATGTGCAAGGGCCATTGGTTCTCGGTCCCGAAGCCGCTGCGTGACGAGCTGTGGCGCGCGTTCCGCAGCGACGAGGGGATCCTCGGCGAGGCCTACCACGACGCGCGCGAGGCGTGCATCGCCGCGGCGGAAGGCCGGTGACGTTTCACGTGGCACTTGACGGTGAAACACCGTGAGCGTCGTGACGCGCGCCGATGTCAAGATCGCGCTCGGCGGCCCGGACATCGCGAAGTGGGCAGCGCAGCGCGTGACCGGCCACGGCTTCGACCCGAACCTCAACATTGGCGAGGGGATCTTCATCACCGGATCGAGCACGCCCGTCTACGTCAACCGGAGCGACGGCCCGTTCGACGAGTTCGAGTCGGGTCTTCCCTATCTCGACCCCGACAGCTACGTCGACTTCATGCTCGCCGGCGGGAGCTGGTCGCGCGACCTCGACTACGACGACACGACGAAGCTCGGTGCGATGGCGATGGGCCTGATGGAGGACATGGCGACGAAGTACGAGGAGATCGAGGGCGACGCGCAGATCGGCACGATCGCGATCGTTGTCGAGGTCACGGGCGACACGTGGACGAGCGTCGACTACCGCTGCACCGATGGTCGACGGTTCGTGCAGGACGGCCTGTTTAGCGCGGCGCGCCGCGCGGTGTTCGTCGACAGCCAGCCGCCCGGGTAGCCTGGTCCTATGCCCGACCGGAAACTCAGCGACGCGGTCCTCGCCGCCGCGCAGGCCGCGTACGACGGCCCGGGGTATGAGGGTGAGAACTGGGGCGAGCGCCAGGGCCTGCACGATGCGATCGTCGCGGCGCTGTCCGCGATCCGCGCGGAGGAACTCCAGACCCCGCGCGACTACAGCAACATCGCGTGGCCGTGGGACGGCGACGAGTGCTGGGACCAGCCACGCGAAGGCGCCACATCCGACGCCGCCGACGATGACAACTGGGCCATGACCTGCCGCGAGTGCCGGCTGCACTTCCCGATGGACATCAACGTCGGCACGATCGGCAAGCACTGGGTCGAGCTGCACCACCCGGAGCAAGCCGAGGAGCCGAAGCCGGAACTGATGCTGACGTGGATCGGTCTCGGCACGCCACCACAACCACGGGAGCGCAAGTGAGCGATGAGGACCCGGAGATCCCGGACCCGCTCGCGAACATCGACCAGGCCATCGCGGGCCTCGCGACCCGCGCGCACATTCTGCGCGGCTACTACGTCGCGCTCGTCGAGAACAACTTCACCGAGGAGCAGGCACTCGAGATCGTCGTCAGCTACCAGAACCTGTGGCCGATATGAACACTACGAATAGGAGAGCAAGCCGATGAGCGTCATCCTGAAGGACCGGCTAGAGGCCGTCCGCGACATCCCCCTATCCACCGGCGGTCACTCGAGACCCCCGGCCGACGGCAAGCCGTGCGGCTTCTGCCTGATGGAGAAGTGGGCATGGGTCACAGGTGAAGAATGGACGGACCACCCCGACAATTGCAGCCAGGTCATCGCCGCGTTCCTGCGACGTTTCCAGGACCTCACCGACCAGGCGGGACGCGACGCGCTCGACTACTGGGTGTTTGAAAACGCGGACCGCGTCGCCGCGACCGCCCACGACGACCACGAGCAGGCCCGCGGCTTCCTCGCGACGGACTGGGCTACCCGCGTCGCGTTGCCTCTCTGGCTTGACCTTGCTGGCGCGACCGAGGCCGCCGCATCGCTACGCACGCGTAGCGAGATTCTCGACCGCGCTGACGCGCGCTCGATGCGGCTCGCGATTGTCGAGATTCAGAAGGGCCTGCCCGACTGGCTGCCGCTCCGTGAAGATCTCCGTCGACGCGTTCGCGAGGCCGTCGCCAAGGCGCTTAAAGACAAGGCTGAGGCGGCTGGGGCGGCTGGGGCGGCTTGGGCGGCTGGGGCGGCTGAGGCGGCTGGGGCGGCTTGGGCGGCTGGGGCGGCTGGGGCGGCTTGGGCGGCTGGGGCGGCTGAGGCGGCTGGGGCGGCTGAGGCGGCTTGGGCGGCTGAGGCGGCTTGGGCGGCTGAGGCGGCTTGGGCGGCTGAGGCGGCTGAGGCGGCTTGGGCGGCTGGGGCGGCTGAGGCGGCTGGGGCGGCTGAGGCGGCTTGGGCGGCTGGGGCGGCTGAGGCGGCTTGGGCGGCTGGGGCGGCTTTCCGTAAACAGGTCCGCGAGGCCGTGCGCGCCAAGATCCTCGAGGTCTGGGGCGAGAGGTTCGAGCCGACCACCACCAGCATCAAGGGGTCCGCCTTGGAGCTGCTCGAGCGCATGGTCGCGGTGGGCGAGTGAAGCAGCCCGAGATGACCCCGATGGGCAGCATGGAGGCCGCGGTCGCGGCCGCGCGCGCGGCTTGGCGGGAACTGCGCACTGTGCTGGCCTTGGTCGTCGCGCCGTGGCTCACACCACGGCCAGCGGAGGTCGTCGAGCGTGAGCAGCTCGCAGCGTTCCTCGACCGGCGGATAGGTGCCGCGCGGGAGCTGAAGCGCGGCTTCTCGACCGAGGATGAGCGCCGCGGCTCGAACCGCGAGGTCGCGCTCCAGGACGTACGCGTCGAGTTCCTAGGCGAGCGACTTCCATGAGCCGGATCTCCCCACACCTGCGTCGCGGTGGCGAGCCGCTCTCGCACCAGGCGAAGCGCGGCGTCCGGCCTATCCGGAAGCGCCCGTGCGCTCGCTGCGATGGGGACGGCTACCTCGACATCGTTGACCCGGAGACGGGCGGCGTGGTTGGGCCAAAGCCCTGCCCTGACTGTGGTGGCTCCGGGGAGCGGGCGCCGTGAAGTTCGGCGTCAAGGATCTCGCCGTGCGGATCAGCCTCGACCCGGTGCACGCCGCGCCGGGCTGGGAGTGGGAAGTACAGGTCGCCGGCGACCGCCGCTACGACGGGATCGCGACGACGCGCCCGGACGCCGTCGACCGGATCGTGCGCACGATCGAGGAGGTGGTGAGGAAACCATGACCCAACTCGGTGAGGATCTCGCGTGGGCGAAAGAGCACTTCCCTCACGAAACGCTGGACCCCGGCATCGTTCGCATCCTCCGCATCTTCAAAGACCACGGCATCGAGACGTGCCAGTCCTGCGAGGGCGGCCCGGGCCACTCCTACGAGCATCCGACGATCGACGTGCTCGGCGAGCCGTGGAAGGCGCTTGACATCGCGAACACGTACGCCGCGCAAGTCGACACGGTCAGCGAGATCTTCGGCATCCGTGACGGCCGCCCCGTCGAACATTTCTGGCGCATCGAGTTCAACCCCTGCCAGCTCCAGCGGTTCCGCGATTCCTGGTACAAGCCGAGACAGGAGCGCCCCGCGTGACCCCCACACTGATCGCGGAAGCGAGCGACGGCAGCAGCACGTGGGTCTACCGCCGCTCCCGATTCACGGTCGTGAGAAACCGAGCATGCGTGTGGAGGGTCGACGGCGGCATCTCGATCCCGCAGGACATCAGCTACCCCGACCGCCGCGCCGATCGCATCGAGGGTATACCGCTCGCGATGTACCACGAAGCCGGCTTCTACGGGCGGAGCCGCGCAGCCCTGCTGCGCAAAGTCTGCCGGATCGTGGACAAGCGCATCGCCGAGCACGTCCGCGATCGCGTCCTGGCTGGCCGTCAGCCCGACGCGCGGACGGTATCGTCGTGAGCCGGATGCAAGCGCCGCTCGCGGACGCACCAGCGCCCGGCACTATCAAGCCGGAGGACTGCCCCAACCGCGCCGCGCACACCGAAGGCCCCGCCGGCTACATCGCCTGGCACAACTGGGCGGAGCGCAACGGCAAGACCCACACGCAGCGCCGGTGCCCCGGCTGCAACCGGTTCACGATCTGGGAGCGCAAGTGAGCACCGCCGTGGCGAAACGACCCGCGAAGAAGAAACCCGCCAAGCCGGCCAGGAAACCCAAGCCGCTCCTATGCACACGCCGCAAGCAAAACGGCGAGCCATGCAAACGCCACCGCAAGAAAGGCATGGACGTGTGCGCCAGCCACGCCGGCACCGCACACCGCCCCAGCCTGTTCACCGACGACGTGAAGCACAAGATCATCGAGGCCTTGAAAGCGGGCGTGTGGAAGAAGGATGCCGCCGTGTACGCCGGCATCGCACCCACCACCCTCGACGAATGGCTCGCCCGCGCCGCGAAGTACGAGGAGCTAGGCGAGGCGAACGAGTTGACCGAGTTCTCGGCTGCCGTGCGCGTGACGCAGGTGAAGCACAAGGTTTATCTGGTGGGCCAGGTCACGAAGGCCGCGGCGGAAGATTGGAAAGCGGCGATGGTGTTGCTCGAGCGGATGTTCCCGAACGAGTACGGCCGCCGTGACGCGAAGCTGATCGAACACACGGGGACGGTGGAGATCGAGGCGTTGCTGGGTGACCGCCAGCCGGCGCAGTTGCCGCGTGGGAAGCGTGAGCGGATCGTGGCGATCTTGGATGAGGATGAGGGCATCGAGGTGCTGGAGGCTGAGGATGGCTGAGTTGCCGACCTTTGAGGACGTGGTGGTTGAGGCCGCCCGGCGCGTCTGGCTGATCGAGCGACGTGCCGGCGTCGAGCACTTCCGTACGGGCCAGCATCTCGCGTGGCGGTGCGCGCCTATCGACCCGTGGCCCGAGCTGTTCGTGCTCGCCTATGCGCCTATCGACGGTCACCAGGTGATCTTGCTCCCGGTCGCCCGCAAGGCCGACAAGTGGGAGGCCGACCACAGCGGAATGTCGATCTTCAGCATCCGTGGCCCGCACATGGTGAAGATGCCCGAGGGCTTCGCGCTGAGCGAGCGAATGATCGCGGCGCTCGAGGAGGCGCGCGGTGGGTAGGCCCGTCGCGCGGATCGAGCCGATGCTCGCCCTGCTTCGCCAGGCGTGGCTCACGTACCCCGACCAGCGTCTCGGGCAGATCATCGGGAACGCCGCGCGCGACCCGCTCACGGACGAGGTATCGCGATCCTTTCAACGTGGAGGACGAGACGAGCTGTGGGTCGCGCTGAAACGGATGACCGATGCCTGACAGCGACGTGCAGATCAGCGCGCGGATCCCGCGCGCGCATTTCGAGAAGCTCGAGCGCCTGGCGCGCGAGAACGACCGCACCGTCTCCGCTGAAATCAGGCGCGCGATCCGCGTATACCTGGCGCAAGCCTTCTATCTGGCGCCACGGCGAGACTGACCCATGTGGACGCTGACTTGCTAGCGATGGTGCTCTCAACGCTCGACGCTGTCGCCGGCGACATCGAGGCAGCGCAAGACATGGAGATGCCCTATCCCGACCACGTCGTTACGCGCCTCGACGAGCACGAGGGGCTGCTCGCCGCGATGAAACTCGCTCGCGAGCTGCTCAGCCCGGAGGACCTCGAGAAGGTGAAGACCGCGTTCCGCGATGCCCGCGACAGCCACTTCGAGCCGGACCACCGACCCGAAGTGCCGCTGCTGCCAGAGACCGAGCTGCGCCTCAACGAGACGCTCGAGGTCGTCCGCCGCGCGCGGATACTTGACAGTGAGCTGGACTACGCGATCAGACAGGAGGCAGCGTGATGTGGGCGATCGTCAGGCGAGCCGTCGCCGCGGTGTTCCTGATCTGGTGCACCGTGCCGATGAGTGTTGGCGTGATCGAAAACCTCAACGGCACACAGCACGTCACTTTCGCCGGCTGGACGGCCGGCATCACATTCGTCGTCGTGTTCGACGCGGCGCTGATCGCACTCGCCGTCTGGATCCTGGTGAGCGACTGATGGGCCTGCGTCCTGGAGAGGTCCCCGCCGTCGCACCACCACCGCGCCGCCTACCACCACCGGCTGAGGAACCCGTGCGCGAGACACCCGCGCCAGTGAAGACACCGGAGCCGACACCGGCGTGAAAGGCGTCAGCTTTAACGAGCCGATCATCGGCTACCGCGGGTGGCGGCCCAACGACCAGCGCTTGCAACTCCTCTCGAGCGCTAACGACTACGCCTGGATACCGGGCGAGAACCGCGCGAGCTGCTGGGGGAACACGCGCCACGTCGCGCCGCACCCCGGCTGTCACTGCGGCATGAACGCCTGCTCCAGCCTCGAGGAGCTACGCGAGCTATGGGGAGGCACGATGCCGCCCGTCTACGGCGTCGTCCTCGGCTACGACGACATCCAGATCCACCCGAACGGGTGGCGCGCTTACAAGGCCGAGATCGTCGCTCTCGCGGACAACCCACTCGGGCAGGTGTGGGCGCCCGAGTACGGCGTGCTGGCCGTAAAGCCCGACCAGCTCGTTCTCGTCGCTCAGCTTGCCGGCGGCATGGAGATTCCGAGCGCGATCTACAAGCGCGCGGAGAACTGGGCGACGCACCGCCAGCGCGCGATGCGGCTGTGGAAAGCTACGTTCCCGTGGATGTTCGTCCTCGCGATCATCCTGCATAGCGGCAGCCACGAAGGCGCGCCGCTGTTCTGGATCCTCGTGGCGTGGATGCTCGCCGTGGTGGGCTACGCCACCGGGCTGTTCGTCAACGACGCACGAGGGCGCCGTCGATGAACCGCAAGCGCCAGGTGCCGAAGGGGAAAAAGCGCCCGCGCGGGTACGGCGAGCAAGTCGCGTCGCCGAAGGAGATCATGGACCGCTTGCGCAAGGCGCCACCGAAGCCACGCCGACGCCGCCCGCCACCGTCACGCTGATGGGCCACGCTCCGCCGCGCCGGCGCAAGGCCGAATCGCCACCGTCACGCGAGAGCTTCCACCTGGGGATGGCGCGCGCCGCGTTCGTCGACGGCAGCCTCACGATCGAGGAGTTCGAGGCGAGCGTCGCTCACGTGCTCGCCGGCGGCACGCTCGACCAGCGCGGGCGCGTCCCTCGTCGCCAGGTGCCGTTCACCAGGGAGATCGACGCAGGGTTCGGCAAGACGGTCACCATGCACGGCTGGCGCGACGCCTGACCGCCGGGCATACGGGTAGCCTGCCGCGCCATGCAACGACACGAGGAGTTTCTCACCAGCGGCAAAACGATCAGCGTGTGCTTCCCCGCCGTCGACGAGGAGTCCACGATCGGAGCGGCCCTCGCGCCGCTCATCAAGATGCGCGAGGACGGCTACATTCACCAGGTCGTCGTCGTCGACGAGTCAACCGACTGGACGGCCGACATCGCGGCGAGCCAAGGCGCCGAGGTTCACCGGCAGAGCACCCTGATGCCGAGCATGGGACCGGTACTCGGGAAGGGCGACGCGATGTGGCGCGCCCTATCCGTTCTCACTGGCGACATCGTCCTGTTCCTCGACGCTGACAGCCGATCGATCCAGCGGCATTACGTGTTCGCGATGTGCGAGCCGATCCTGAAGGGCGACGCGGATTTCGTGAAGGGCTACTACAAGCGTCCCCTCGGCGGCGACCCCGACGGCGGCGGCCGGCTCAACCACCTGTTCGGGCGTCCCATCATGCGCGCGTACTTCCCCGAGCTGGCATGGCTCGAGCAGCCGCTCGCCGGCGAGACCGCCATGACACGCGAGCTAGCGGTCCACCTGCCGTTCGAGTCACGGTGGGCGATCGAGCCGGCACTCACGATCGACGCGTTCCTAGCGGTCGGAGTGAGCCGCATGGCGCAGGCGAACCTCGGCGTGCACGAACACCGCCACTGGCCGCTACGGGACCTCGCGAAGCGCTGCGACGAAGTCCTCGAGACCGTGCTCGAGCGCGCCCGCCAGGAAGACCGGCAGCCGCAGCTCGGCGGTGCGACGGAGAAACGCCCGCCGCTCGCGTGGGCGCTGGAGCGGGCGGGTGCTGCCGCCGGGAGCTAAACGGCCGCTCACCCCGCGGCAGATCGCGAAGGCCCGGCTGCTCCCGGAGCACTTCATCCCGCACTGCCAGATCGAAGACGGCGAGGGCGGCCCACCCATCCCGTTCGACCTCTGGGATTTCCAGGTCGACGCGCTGCACGACATCGAGGACCACGACCGCATCATCTTCCTGAAGGCCCGCCAGCTCGGCCTGTCCTGGCTGGCGCTCGCGTACATGCTGTGGCACACGAGCTGCAATCTGGGCATGACCGCGCTGATCCTCAACCGTGGCCTTCGCGAGGCCGTCGAGCTGCTCGATCGCGTGCGGTTCATGCACAAACGGCTCCCGCACGAGCTGCGCCCGGTCAAGACGAAGGACGTGGTCGACAAACTCGAGTTCGCGAACGGCGGCAAGATCTGGAGCCTCGCCGCGACCGAATTCGCCGGGTCCGGCGCGACGGCGCAGCTCGTGCTCGTCGATGAGTGGGCGAAGATCCGCGGCGTTCAGAAGATCCTGACGAGCCTGCTGCCGACCTTGAGCGCCGGCGGGAGGCTCATCGGGGTGTCGACTGCCGTCGGGTTTCACAACCCGTACGCCGCGGAATGGCGCCGCGCGATCAGTGGCACCAGCCGGTTCTTCCCGGTGTTCATCCCGTGGGACGCGCACCCCGACCGCGACGAGATCTGGTATCAGCGCAAGCGCGAAGAAATGGCGACCGAGCGTGACCTGCTCCAGGAGTATCCCGCCGAGTGGCTCGACGCTTTCCAGCTCCCGGGTGCGAGCGTGTTCCGCGAGGAGTTCGACCGCAAACGGCACGTCACGAACGCGACCAGAGACCCGAACGCGAACTGGCCGCAAGTGCGCGGCATCGACTTCGGCTACCACCACGGCGTTCACCTGTGGGCGTCGATCGAGCAGCGCCGCCACGTGTTCGTGTACGCCGAACTGCACGCCGAGAAGACGACGACGAAAGACATGATGGAGCAGGTCGTCGTGATGGACCTCGACCTCGGCGTAAAGACCCAGGACGCGCCGGCGGGCTGCGACCCGGCCGGCAAGGCACAGACGAGCGTCGCGACACAGTCCGATCATTTCACCGTCGAACAGTTCGGGATCCGGGTGCTCGCCGAGGAAGTCGCACCGAAGGACCGTGTGACGCTCATCAAGCAGCTCCTGAAGGACGACCGTCTTCACATTCACAGCTCGTGCGAGTTCCTGATCGAGGCGCTCGAGCAAGCCCAGTGGAAGAAGGTTGGCCCGCCGATGGGCAGCAGCGGGAACGAGCCGATCCTCCAGGAGACGTACGAGAAGGACGGCTACTACGAGCATCCGCTCGACACGCTCGGGTACCTCCTCATCAACCAGTTCCCGGTGCTGGGCAGCCCGGCTGGGGCGAAGACGGGCAAGCCGAAGGGCAGCGCGACGGGCGGCCGGAAATACAGCAAGAGCGAATTCGGGTAGCGCAACCTGGCCGTCCGCGCTCGCGCGTAGCGTCCCCGCGAAACCACCACCAGGGGAGGCACTCCATGCAGCGAGTAGGCCAGCTCAGCTTCGACGCGTACAAGGGCGGCCCCCCCCCGTGGGGCGACCGCGGTGAGGTCGCACGTCCGCTGGTGTCCTCGATCAAAGTCTCGGGTGCACTCGAGACGATGGACGCCTCGGAAGGCCTGCCGCAGCTCGACCAGGGCGAGGAAGTCGGTGTCGTGCTGACCGACGCTGACGGCCAGGTCATCGCGCAGGCCCGCGGCCGGGTGACGCTCGCGTTCCCGGAGAAGACGATCGAGGGCATGGTCGTCACCGTCCGCCAGCACAACATCAAGCTGTCGTAGCGCTCGGCTACGCTCTGCCGATGCGATACATACTGATCTTGGGGGTTGCTCTTGCCGTGGTCATTGTGGCCGCGGTCATCCTTGAACCGCGCACGGCTCGGCGCTGAGAGCGCCGGGCCGGCACGCTAGACTGCGGCGGCTTGAAGGGCCGCTGCCACCACGGCACACGGGCGTCCTTCGGGACGCTCGTTGTCGTTGTAGGATGACCGGGCGCACGTAGCTCAGTGGTCAACGTTCACTCTCGGGTGAGCAAAGAGTTCCGGTCTTTCAAGCCGGCGGTCGCGGGTTCGATTCCCGTCGTGCGCACCTTCGCAGCGTGCGACACTTTTCCGCCTGGCGCGCCCTAGAATATGGGCCGTGTCCGTCATCAGCCTCGAAATCCCGTCCGGGCCGTTTAACCGGTTCGCTGACGACATCGAGCTACCCGACCGGCTACCGGTCGCGCTCGAGGGTCGCGATGAGCCGGTGCTTGCCAAGGTGCTCGCGTACGACGTGCGTCCGCGCAGCCTGCGCGTGACGCTGGAGATCGACGACCGCATGCCGTCGCTGGAGTGCGACTGCTCTCGGCTGTCCATCACCGGAAGTCGCAATTAGCGACAGAAACCCGCCGGTTGCGCTCGCCGGCGGCCGGTAGGGTGCCGGGGAATGGCAACCCTGGACCAGGAGGACCTCGAGGCGATCGGCGATCTGCTTGACGCACGGCTGTCGCCGGTCACCCGGGTGCTGAACACCCTCTCACGAAAGGTCGGAAGCATGGACAAAACCGCTGAAGAACTGAAGAACGAGATCGCCACCCTCGCCACCGAGGAGGGCACCCTCGAAGGTGTCGTCGCGACCGCCGGCACGAAGTTCGCCGACCTCCAGAAAGTGATCGAAGGTCTCCGTGCGGGCCAGCCGCTCACGGACGCCGAGATCACCGCCTTGCAGGGCGAAGCGTCCGCGATCGCCGGGCATCTCGGCGAAGCGGCAACACATCTCACGGCGGCTGAGGAAGCCGCCAAGGGCTGACCCGAGAGGGTTAGGACACGCGCGCTCACGGTCCCCCCGGGGCGCGCCGATGCGAGTTGAGGGAGCGGCCCTTCGCCATCCGTCCGGCCGCTCCCTCAGTCTGTCCTAGACCCATGACCGTCGCTGCGATCATCCTCCTCTGCATCGTGCTGTACGCCGGCGGCGTGGAGTTGCTCGCGCGCTACCTGAAGCGCAACCGCCGGCGCAACACGCGCCGCTACTGAGACCCGGCTCGTCCGATAGCATCGCCCGCTCTAAACACGAACGGGGAGGCTCACACATGAGCGCCACGCTAGAACCGATGGGCGACCGCGTAGTCGTCGAGCCGATCAGCGACGAGCTGGTCACGAAGTCCGGGATCATCCTGCCCGAGCAGGCCCGCGAGAAGCCGCACCGCGGCAGGATCATCGCGATGGGACCGATGGTCGGTGTCGAGGCCGCGCAGGAACGCGAGCGTCTCAAGATCACCCACGGCTACCAGCCGCTCGAGGTCGGCGACGAGGTCCTATACAGCAAATACGGCGGGACCGAGCTAAAGGTCGACCTGGTCGAGATCGTCCTGCTGCGCGAGGCTGACATCTTCGGCAGGGTCGTCGAAGGCGACGGCGAGGAGGGCGGCAGCGTCTCTCACCTCCAGCGCGTCGAGACGCACGACGACGCGTCACACGAGGAGGAGCCGGACGAGTCAGCGGTTGAGCCGGCGCCTGGCCGGGAGGCCGCGCAGGTTCACTGACCTCGAGCACACAAACGCCCCGGTGTTGTGCTTCTGGCGCCGGGGCGTATGTGCGAAAGGAGGTCCCACCGTAAGGCCCTTCCCGAAGGTCGCTCTCGCGCACAGGGCGGTGGGCAGACCATGCAGGTCCCCGCGTTCGACTTCACGCAGCCCGCGCAGCTTACCGTTTCCGCCGGTCATCTGACTATTGTCGCCATCCGTGCCGAGCGTCAGCAGGCTTCACAAACGGCTGAACGCGGACTTTCCACGCACGGGTCGCTGTGAGTTCTGCGCGCACGGCGACCGCCCGACGGAATACGCGAGCGTGGGTCACAGCTACAGTCGTTGGCGGCACGATTGGTTCGAGCTGTGCCGGCCATGCCACCAGGCCTTTGACGGTGGGAACGGCGCAGCGCGCCACCAGCGCGGCAAGACGCACTGCCCGGCCGGTCATCCTTACGACGAGGAGAATACGCGTTGGCGTGCTGACGGCGCCCGCGAATGTCGCCGCTGCTGCCGCGAGAAGATGCGCCGACGCAGGGGCCATTGATGCCGCGACCGACGGGCGCGGCTGCCGCGGAGATGGATAGGAAGATCGCGGAGCTGGGAGCGAGCGCGAGGCGTCCCGGCCATGACACCACGGTTCGTGTTCGCCACCAGGAGCCGCAGCGCCGCCGTACGAAGAAGCAGCTCGCGCAGGAGGAGGAGACGCCGCAATACCCGGGGTGGGTGCCACGCGAGAAGGAATGCCGGCGGGACGGGTGCAGCGAGATCTTCCTGCCCTCCGCGCCGGCGCAGGCGTACCACAGCGCTGAGTGTCGCGACGAGGCCGTGCGCGGGCAGCGGCGCATCACCGATAAGCGCAAGCGCCGCAAGCGGAAGGAGCGCGAGGAAGCGGCACGCGGCGGCAAGCCCGTCACCCGCGAATGCGCGCTCGAGGGGTGCGAGGAGGAGTTCGTGCCCGAGCATTCCCGCTCGAGCTACCACAGCCCGGAGTGCCGCGCGGAGGCCCTACGCAAACAGAAGCGGCGCAGCGCGCACCGCGTCCCGGAGCCGTCACCCGACACGCAGCAGGCAATCGCGGAGATCGACGCGCTCGAGCAGCGCATGGGCGGCCGGCTGCCCGAGCTGGGCCGCGACTACCTGATCCTGCTATGGCAGCGGGTGCAGAGCGACCCGGCGTGCCCGCCGCACGTCTTCGACCGCCTGGAGCGCCTGCTGGGGCTACCTGCCGAGGGGGGGTCTACGATGCAGCCCGTCGATGCCAGGTAGAAGCCCGAGCCAGCCGCGCCGCGACCGCGACCCCGGCCGCGCGCACGCTTTCCTCGTCAGGCCACCGGCGGACCAGTACCAGTACGACATCGCGAAGGAACTGCCGCCCTGCCCGGACGCTGCGCCGACGGGCGACTGGCAGCTCTCCGGCCGCTTCTGGGAGGGCCGCTTCCGTGAGGGTCGTCTCGTGGAGCATCGCATCAAGCGCTACGACGACCGCCGCGCGATCCAGGCGACCGTGAGGCGCCTGCGCGAGGCTGAGCCGAAGCTCGCGGGCTTGCACTACGGCGAGCTGCACAAGGTCAAGTTCCGCGAGGCCGAACCGCTCGACTGGTGGAGCTACGGCGTCAATACCACCCTCCCGTTCGGCGGTGGTGTCACCAGCCCCTACATTCCGTTGATCCCCGGCCCCGCGACGCGGCAGCTCTACTGGGCTGACTACTTCGCGCAGAACGCGAAGGCGTTCGAGGCGTTCCACCACAACCCGATCGCTCACCGCGCGATCGAAATCGCCACGGAGTTCGTGATCGGCCGGGGCGTGCAAGCCGTCGCGAAAACCGAGGCGGGCCAGAAGGTGTGGGACGCGTTCGCGAAACGCAACAAGATGGACGAGCGCCTCGAGGAAATCCTCGGCGACGCGTTCAGCTACGGCGAGCTGTTCCTGCGCTACTTCGACGTGCCGCCCGACCCCGAGTACGGCTGCCCGCTCGTCGTCCGGTCGCTCGACCCGGCCGGGATCTACGAGATCGTGACCGACCAGGAGGACCGCGAGACCGTCTACTTCTACCACCAGCAGGAGCAGGAGCGCTCGCAGCTATTCGCGCCGCCCGCCGGCGACCAGGCGCCGACCGGCCCGACCGACCCGGGCGCGGTCACGCGGTACACGATCCGGCAGATCCCGCCGGAGGAGGTCGACCACTACCGCCTCAACGTGCGCAGCCAGGAGGTCCGCGGACGCTCAGACCTGTTCCCCAGCCTGGGCTACCTCAAGCGCCTCCAAGACCTCCTGACGAGCAAGGTCATCCGGTCCGACATGGAAGCCCGGATGGTGTTCAACCTGATGGTCAAAGGTCACGCCGGCGACGTAGCGACCGTCCGCAACGAGCTGTTCCCGCAAGGCAAGACCCCGGAAGCTGGCTCGATTATCGGGCACAACGACCAGGTGGAGCTGGACGCATTCCAATTCACCAGCTCGACGGCCACGAGCGACACCAGCGTCGACGAGCTGGTCGAGATGTGCTGCCTCGGCACCGGTGTGAGCCGCCAGTGGCTGTGGACCGCCGCGCACGGCGGCAGCACCGCGCGCGCCGGCGCGCTCGTCGCGACCGAGCCGGGCCAGAAGCGCTTCGAGCGCCGCCAGCGGTTCTCGCAGCGCATCCTTCAGGACATGGCGCGCCGCGTGTTCGCCGCCGCGAACCTCACTGGCGAGGACGCCGAGATCGAGTTCATCTTCCCCGCGATCGCCGTCGAGGAACGCTCCGCCGCCTTGAAGGACATCGCGTTCGCCGAGAGCATGGACTGGATCTCGAAGGACACGGCCGCCGCGATGGGCGCCCGCCAGCTCGACATCGAGACGTTCGACTGGGACGACGAGCAGAAGAAAATCGCGGAGGAGTTCACCAACGCCCAGGAGGACGAGCCGGACGACAGCGGCCCACAGGTTCTCGGCCCGGACGGCAAACCGATCGAGAAAACGAAGCCGAAGCAGGGCGACGGCACGATCCGCCGGCCGATGGTGAACGCCCAGTACCGCCAGTCGCCGAAGCTCGACCCGACGAAGGCCGGCTCGAGCGAGGACCAGCCGCCAGGCCTGCTGATGCCCGGTCCGGGCGAAGCCGCACCCCCAGGCGCGGAAGCGGGCGGTGGTGCACCGGGTACGCCGCCAGGCCCACGCGCACCCGGCCGCTCGGGCATCCCGGGCGACGAGAACGTCATGACGCAGGCCGGCAAGGCGAACATTCGCCGGGACTCCGGCGGCGGCGGGCAGATGCGCGAGGCCGACCCGACGCTCGTCGAGATCGTGCAGGTCGCGATCCGCGAGGCCGCGCGCGCCGGCGCTCGCATCCCACGCCGCAGGCCCGATGACCCCGAGTATGTGGACGCGGGCGAGCAGTACCGTGCCGAGAGCAGGGTCAATATCCGCAGGCTCGCGCGTGCCATTCACCCTCACGGCCGCAACGGGGACGGGTGATGCCGTCGTGAGGAACCCGTACGCTCACGCAAGCTAGAGGACCGCTCTCAGACTGGAGGCCACATGCCGACCGCAAGCAAACCCGCGAAAGCCCGGAAGCCCGCCGCGAAGAAAGCGGCCCCGAAGAAAGCCGCTGCTCCGAAGGCCGCCGCGAAGCCGGCCGAGCCGAAGGGCGACAACTTCCCGAGCGCCGACCCGCCCACGCTCGAGCTGCCCGGCCAGCGTCCCGCGGAGTCAATCGAGGACCAGGCCGCCACGCTGATCCAGGACAAACAGGACAGCGAGCCTGCCTTGGCCGTCGGCGGCGCGGAGCTGGCCGGCGCGCAGATCGCGAGCAACGAACGCGACCCGATGGTCGCGCAGGGCACCGCCGCACCCACAGACGGGTAACCCGTGGACCCCGGCGCCGTGCAGCAGTTTCACGCTGCACAGGCACGGCTGCTCGACGAGACGTACGTCCAGGCGTGGCATCACGGCGTCGCGAGCTACGAACCCGACGAGGACCCCGCCCAGCCGGGGCCGTCCGAAGACGAAGCCGACATCGGTCTAGCGGCCGGCGCCGGCGCGGTCCTCCTCGCCGTGCGTCTGCGCCCCTACCGGCCGCCAGCCCTGCCGGACCCCGAAGCGCAAGCTGAAGCGCTCGGTGGCGCCCGCAAAGGCCTCGACCGGATGGTCGGCGAACTCCTCGCGACCGTCCCCACCTCAGACCATCTCCAGCAGAGCACGGATCTCGCCAGGGCCGGCGAGATCCCGCCCGGCGAGATCATGCAGCACGCCGAGGCCCTCGCCGTCGAAGAATGGGCGGACAGCAACGCGTGGCGGCTCAACGCCGGTGACAGCGTCGCCTGGACCGGCGAGCAAGACGGCTACGCACAGGCAGCGAACGCCGACGGGCAGCTCCTCGAATGGCTCCCGGAGGCCGACGAGCGCGTCTGCGGCGACTGCGAGGAGCTGGCAGGCCTCCCACCGATGCCGCTCGCGGACTGGCCCACACGTCCCGGTGCGGGCGACACGATCTGCAACGCGGGCTGCCGGTGCGTGATGCAAGCCTCAGACGAACAGGTCGGCCCCGAAGGCGAACTCCCACCACTCAGCCAGGACGAGGAAGCGACGATCGCGCGGATCGCGGAAGCCCGCGAACCCGGCGAGTGGAGCGCAGCGCTCACCAGCCCACCACCCGCGTTGTTCGGCGCGAGCGTGCCCGTGCTCGAGCCGACCGCTTCACAGCAAGCCGCGGTGACACAGCTCGGGCGCATGAGCCGCGAGAACTTCCACACAGACCCCGGGCAGAAGATCGCGGACCCCGAGAAGCTCTGGGCGCAGGGCGAGAAGGTCAAGCCCGCGTTCGACCAGATCCTCCAGCGTGCCGGCGACCGTCTCGGCGCGATCGAGCAGGTCAGCCCAGGCGCCCGCGCCGCCGCCAGCCAGGTCCAGCACCCCCTCGTCATCACCGCACCCTTGAAGGCGAAAGACGGCCGCGGTCTCGAAAAGGTCAAGACGAAGTACGCGGGTGACTTCACGAAGCTGAAGGACATCGTTCGCGGCACGATCGCCGTGCCCAGCATGGAGGAGCTGCCCGCCGCACTCCACGCCATCGTGAAGGAGGCCGACGCCGCCGGCTGGAAAGTCACCGGCCTCGAGAACCGCTTCACCCGCGAGCAGGGCAGCAAGATCAACACGGGCGCGAACACGTTCGGCTACAAGGACCTCTCGATGCACCTGGTCAGCCCCGACGGGCACGTCGCGGAGCTACAGATCAACACGATCCCGCTGATGGTCGCGAAGGAGCAGGGCGGCGGCCACCAGTTCTACGACCAGGTCCGCCCCATCCTGGAGAAGAAAACCGGGGACCGCACCCTTGCGGAGCAGCGCCAGCTCGACAAAGCGACGGTCGAAAGCCGACGCGTGTACGGTCTAGCGGAGCGTGCCACACCACCAGCCAAAGCCGACGCCGTGATCTTCCCCGAGCGCGTCGCCGGCGGCCCACCACGCGCCGGCGAGATCTCCGAGTGGCCCGGCAAACCCGCGCTCATCACCCGCATCGACCAGGACGGCCGCGTGCACTTCCGGTACGTCGTCGCCGGGCAAGCGTCCGGGATCGAGCGGAGCCTCACCCCCGCCGAGCGCACCGCGTTGCTGCAACCACCGAAGAAACCATCGCTCCTGGACCGCCTGAAACGCGTGCTTTCGCTGTCGCGGGGGGCTACACTTTAGGCACCATGACAGCCCCAGCCCGCTTCCACCAGCACTTCGACTACGGCCTCCTCCGCGAACAGCCCGCGGGGAGCCTGCACTTCGAGGCGTGGCTCCCCACCGAGCAGACCGCTGGTCTGTGGCACACGGTCGAGCTGGACCCGTTCACGGCCAGCATGTCGCAGCTCGAGGAAAGCGAAGCGCGCGAGATCGCCGGCGAGCACCTGTACGACCTGGCCGACGACGAGCGCTACCAGCAGGTCACGCGCGCGAACCTCGCCAAGCACGGCCTCTGATGCTGCCGCCCGGTGGAAGCGTGCGCATCCTCGTCCGCACTGAGGATGAGCGTCGCGCGATCGAATCGCTACAGCGGTTAGCTCGGCGATGGCCTGACACCCTCTACCTCGCCTCGATGGGAGGTAGTCTCCACGTCATGCGCAAGGGACTCGACGGCGAGCACGTCGAGGTCGGTCCCGGTGATGGCCTGGATCCGCGCTTCTCGATGGCAACGGTAGACATCGACAACACGGGAGGCGACTGGTGACGCGCAGCGGCGCTCTCGAGACCGTCGAGTTCCCGTCGTTCACCGACCGCCTGCGGCACGAGGAGGCTGCCCGGCTCGACCTGGAGCCGGGCGTCACGGACGGGCCACGGATCGCCGTGCCGAAGGGCCACTACCCGGACGGCGAGCCAGGCCCACAGGTCATCAAGCGGATGGAGAAGGAGGGCTACACCCGGCTGCGCCGCACGTAGACCGTCCGACGGGCTTGAAAGCCTCCCTCGAAACCACTGCGGGGAGGCATTCCGTGAAGCGCAGCCAGCTAGTCGCACCGCTCATCGCTACAGCCATCGGCGCGGGCATCATCGGCGCCGCGATCGACTCCAGCACCACCTCGACGCGGACCATCACCAGGACCGTTCCCGCGCCCACCACGGCGCCGCTCGAAGCGGCCCCGCACTCATGCGTGCCGAACGCCGGCCACGGCGTGATGGGTGTCTGCACGCCGGCGCGCGCGACCGCATCACAGCTCTCGCCAGTCGCACCGACGGCGACGGGCGGCTGCCAGGTCCCCGACGTGAGCGAATTCCAGCCGCACATCAACTGGCGCGAAGCCCGCTCCCACATCTGCGGTGTCGTGATCCGCGTCGCCGACGGCAGCCACCACGACACGGTCTTCCTGCGCTACCTCCGCGAAGTCCGCGAACTGCACATCTGGCACGCCGTCTACTTCTTCGAGCGGCCCTGGTCGAACTGCGCGAGCGAGGCCGACTACGCCCTCAGTCTCATCCCGGGCGGTCTCGACAGCGGGCCGCTGATCGGCGACGGCGAGGTCCCCCTGCCATCCGGCTGCATGGGTGCCTTCAGTCGCGAGGTCGAACGGAAGACCGGGCTGCCCAGCCCCGACTACTCCAGCAGCGGCACCTATCCCGGTGGCGCCCGCCCGAACGACCCCGAGTGGGACGCCGCGTACGGCAGCTCGCCCGGGTGCTTCCTGTGTCGTGGGCACCGCGTCGCGTGGCAGCACACCGACGGAGAAATCGGCGCGTTCCCCCACTCGATCCCGGGGATCGGCGCGAGCGACCTGAGCCGCGACGAAGGCCTCACCAGCATCGTCCGCAAGCGCCCCGTCGACAAGCGCGCGCTTGTCGCTCGTCAGCGCACCCTGCGTCGTGTGCTCGTGGTGTACGGCTGCCGCCGGCGGGAGCACAACCACGAACACCGCGGACCGCGGTGCCTGAAGTGGGAGCGCGAAGGCCAGCAAGTCAAGCGGGAACTCGCGGCATGAACGACCTCGACGACACGAAGTTCGGCTGGATCTGCTTCACGATCATCTGCATCGCGGTCGCGGCCATCATCTGCACTGCGGTCGTGCTGGTGGAAACCGCGTGAGCGCCCCCGCCGCAGCCTCCCCTCGCCGCGCGTCGATCGAGATGGGACCGGAGATCCTGAACGCCTGGGCGTGGCTCCTGAACCGCGCGCCCCGCGTCGCGAAAGCGATCAACGACACGCCCGGCTCAGCAGCGACGCTCGCCGACATTCTCGCGGGGTTCGACCTGTTTCACCGCCGCTACAGCATCCAGAGCAAGCGGCAGATGGCCGAAGTCGAACGGAACGTCTCCTACAACGAGGCGACCGACATCATCATCGTCCGACAAAACTGGAGGCACTGAGCATGGACTACCCGGAGACGCACACCGACGTGATCCAGTCCTGGGCACCCGACGACGAGGGCCAGCACCGGTTCCTGACGCTCTACATTGCCGGCACGCCCGCCGGCGCGAGCGACGGCCGCGCTGACTACTGGTCGCTGTCGCCCGAGCAAGCCATGCGGCTGGGGCAGAAGCTGCTCGTCGGCGCGGGCCGCGCGCTGGGCCTCGAGGGCTTCGCCGTCACTGCCGAGGAGGCACCAGCATGAAGCCCACGATCGGCCGCATCGTCATCTACCGGTCTCGCACCGGTGACTACGACTGCCCGGCGATCGTCGCGGGCACCATCGACACGCTCAACCAGAAGAACGTCGACGCTGGTCTCCTGCCCGGGTGCAGCTCGTCGACGAACGTGCACCTGGTCGTCTTCACGCCAGGACCGCCCGGCAAGCGCGCGACCGCCGAAGACTTCAAGGTCCCCGCGCCACACGGCATCGCCGAGAACGTCGGAGGCGTGTACCAGGAGTGGGACATCCCCCAGGCAAAGCCGCTCGTCGGCGAGGACATCGAGCCAGGCTCGTGGCGGTGGCCGAAGGTCGTCGGGTGAGCGATGTACGTCGCGACCCCGGTCCCTGACGGTTGCCCGCTCCACCCGGGCCAGTGGAACACGCTGCGGCTGTTAGCGGCGGGAGGCACCTACGCGCAGATCGCGCTCGATATGAGCGTCACGGTAAGCACCGTGCGGACGGCGTTGCATGCCTGTTACCTCAAGCTCGATGTTCACAACGGGCACCAGGCGATCGCGGTGGCGTGGGAGGCCGGATGGATGGACCCGGTGGGCTGCGCGTGGGGCGACGATCGCGTCACGCCTGCGCAGCGTCTCTACCTCGACGCGTTTGAACGCTACACGCACGCTCACCGCGATGAGATAGCGCAGCGTCGCGCTCGCAAGGAAATGAGCTACCACCTCGGCTCGATGTGCCTAGAGCGTGGTCTTCAGAAGCTGCCGCAAAGCCCGCGCGAACCGTCACAGCACAACCCGCGGCTAGAGGGTCTCCTCGCGATGCTGACGAGCGCCTGAAACCAACTCGCCGCCGCACCCGGGGTCTACGATGCCCGGCGCTCATGAAGCTCATCGTTCCGGGAATGTTTGCGCGCCTACGGGGATCGACCCCGACCCTCGCGCGCAGGCTCCGCAAAGTACGTCTCCTCGAGGCCGTCGCGGAGACCAGCGCACCGCAGCTCGTGCGCGGCGGCGCCGGCGGCGGAACGTCCGTCGGTAGCGACGGTGACGGTGACGGCGACGACGGGAACCGCGCCACCAAAGACTGCCCGACCTGCGAAGCGACGGGCATCAAAGACGGCGACATCTGCCCGACGTGCGAAGGGTCCGGTCTCATCAAGGCCGCGATCCAGGAGAGCGTCGCGCTGAACCCCCTCACCGAGGGCACCTTCAAGCTACGCGAGGCGAACGGCATGACGGGCGGCCCCGTGTACGAGGTTGAGCTGCTCAGCGAAGGCCCCGGCAACAAGCGCGACAACGTCTTCTACACCGCGCAGGCTTTGCGCGAGGCCGTGTCCAGCGGGGTCTTCAACGGGATGCAGGCGTACGCCGATCATCCCGGGAAGGACGAGGAGGCCAACCGGCCGGAGCGCAGCGTGCGTACCCTCGTCGGCTACTACCGCAACGTGCGATTCGTGGAGTCCGGCAGCAAAGGCAAGCCGGCCGCGGTCGCCGAACTCGTCGTCAACAAAGGCCAGAAGTGGTTCGTCGACCTGCTCGAGAGCGCGATCGCCGCGAGAGGCGACGGTGTGCAGCTCTGCGGCATCTCGATCGACGGTGGTGGCCTCGTCGAAGCCGGCGAAGTCGCCGGGCAGCGGATGAACATCTGCCGCAAGATCACGGAGGCGCCGAGCGCCGATGTGGTGACCAGGGCCGCCGCGGGCGGCACCATCGTTCGCCGGCTACGCGAGAGCGTGGCACGGACGCATCTACCTAGCCCACAGGAGGCTCACACCATGAAGCTCGCCGACTTCACCCCGAAGCTCACCGCCGCCCACGCCAAGATCCGCGAGAGCTTCGCGGCGCTCACGAAAGAGGGCGCCAGCGACGAGGACGTGAAGGGTGCCGTCACGGGCCTCCGTGAGGCCGAGGCCGAGCTGGCTGATCTCGCGAAAGCCGAGATCGAGCAGGAGGTCAAGGTCGAGTTCCGCGAGGCTGAGGGCGCCGGCGACGCCGCCGCGGTCGAAGTGAAGCTCCAGGAGGCCGAGGCGAAGGTCACCGAGCTGACGACCGAGCGCGACGAGCTGCGGTCGAAGAACACGTCGCTCGAGCGCGCGCAGCTCGCGGCGAAGGTGCTCCGCGAGGCCGAGGTGCCCGCCGACAAAGCGACGAGCCTATTCAACACCCTCGTGACGCTCGACGGCGAGGACGCGATGAAGGCCCACCTGGAGAGCGTCAAGGCGTACGAGGAGGACCTGTTCGCGAGGTTCCGCGAGAGCCTCGGCATCGGCGCGCCCGCCAGCGTCGAGGGCGCCGGCGCGCTCCGTCCAATCGGCTCAGCCACCCCCACCGGTGGAGGCGCCGAGCGGCTCGCCGAGGCGGGCATCCCCATCCTTCCCGAGCAGGCCGCGGCCTGACCCTCCCAATCCGAGCGTAAAGGAGCCACACCGCCATGAAGCTCAAGGACATAATCGCCGCGAACGACGGTGTGCTGCCCCGACTCGCCGGTGCAACCTCGGCGTACACGAACCCGGTCAGCATCATCGACCACGACGAGCTAGGACAGTCCGTCGTCGTCACCACGGAATTCACGATCAACGAGGGCGACCTCGTCTTCTGGGACGCCGTGAACTTCACGGCCCGCCCATGCATCGAACCGAAAGACGTGGAAACGGGCAAAACGGCGCATAACTCCGAAGGCCTCATCGGGTGCGCGGTCGGCGGGAACAAACCCGAAGTGTACGGCGGCGGCGAAACCCTCGAACCGCCGATGGCGCAGGTCCCCGTGCTCTGCAAGGCGATCGTGTTCCTCCAGGCGACGAACGGGCAGACGTACAAGCCCTACGAAAAAGTCACGCTCGGCGCGGACGCTCAGACCATCAGCAACGCGGGCGTGACCGCCAACAACCTCGTCGGCTACGTGATCGTCGACCCGCCCGCCGTCCCGCGGCCAGGCCAGGCGACCCCCGTCCCCGAGGAAATCGTGGGCACCACCGGTCTACGGATCCGTGTTCTGCTCGCCCCCAAATTCGCGCCGGCAGCGGCGATCTGACCCCTACGGAACCTGAGTAGAGAAAGGACTGACCTGACATGGATTTCGCACTCCGCCCAGGTAACCCGTTCGGGGTCGATGACCCGGACAACAACGAGCTGATCCTTCGCAACCGCGAAGACCGTCAGAACGCGGAACAGGTCGCGCTACGCGAGGCCGCCGCGGTCGTCGAGGGTGGCGACAAGATCAACTGGCGTCACCGCACCCTGTCCGTACGGAAACTCCGCGAGGCGGTCGCCGAGACCAGCTTCCCGACGCTCCTGCGCGCCGGCGTGCAGAACTTCCTGTTCGACGCGTACGAGCAGGTCGCCGTGATCTACCCCGACCTCGTTCGTGTCGTGAACAGCGACAAATTCGAGGAGCTGTACGGGCCTCTCTACGGTGCTGAGCTGCCGAAGCAGGTCAACCCGTCGCAGCGCTTCGAGGGCAGCCGCCTGGCGGGCCTCGACAAGCGCCTGAAGAACATCAAGTTCGGGCGCATGCTCGAAGTGGAGCGGGAGCTGGTCGAAGACGACCAGACCGGGCAGATCATCCAGAAGGCCTCCACGATGGGCGAGCGCGTCCGCTACGTCGAGGAGCTGGCCGTCATGAACGCGATCCTCGCGGCGGAATACAACACGACGATCGGCAACAAGATCAGCGGCACGATCGAAGGCGAAAAAGTCGGGTTGACCCGCGCCTCGCTCGAAGAAGCCACGATCCGCTTGCACGTGATGAAAGACCCCCTCGGTCAGCTCATCATGGTGCAGCCCGACACGCTCCTCGTGTCCCCCACCGACGAGTTCAACGCGGCCGTGCTGCTCCAGTCCGCGTTGCAGCCCTCGGTGCCGGGCGCCGCCGGGCAGACCGCGAACACCGCCACGTCCGGCGGGACCGGATGGACGATGTCCACCAACCCGCTCCAGGGCCTGTTCAGCCTGAAGGTCAGCCGCTTCCTCCCCTCGGCGTTCGCGGCCACGAAGGGCCTCGACGGCGTCCACGGAGCCGCGTTCCTGATGCAGGCGAAGAAGTCCCTCGTCTTCCAGGACCGCGCCGCGCTCGAGGTCGCACAGGAGGCGCAGAACGCCGGCGAATCATTCAACCGGGACCAGTACCGGTGGCGCATCAGGCGGCGTTTCAACACGGCCGTCATCGAGTCCAGGTACCTGTTCCGCATCAACTGAAGGCGGCGGCTGCGCGTGTCTGACACCGGCGCTGCCCCAGTAGAGACCGCCGCCTCGGCCTCCTCCCCGGTCGGGGCGGCGGTCTACCTTGCCCACCTCCGCGAGGCGCAGGCGCCGCCGGCGCTACCCGAGCCGGCGGTCCCGACCGCCGAACAGATCGAGTGGGCGCTCCGCGAGGCGGAACTCACCACGGGCGCTCGCAAGGCGCTCGACAAGTCGCAGTTCGCGATCCCGGAGAAGGCACCGGGGCCGGGGAGCTACCCGATCCAGGACCGCGCGCATGCTGCGAACGCGCTCGCGCGCTCAGCGGGGAGGAGGCGCGCGTCAAGGCCGCGGTCTACCGGAAATACCCCGACATGAAGTCCAGTGCCGGGAGCTGACCGTGAACGCCGCGCACCTGCGCGAGGCGATCGCACGGCTGCGTGAGGGCACCTACCAGGCCGGCGAGAGCCACGTCGTCTACTACCAGGACGCCAGCACCGTCCGCGATGTCGCGGACCTCTACGCGATCCTGAAGGAGGAGGCCGCGAGCGGCTCGCCGAACGTCGAGAACGAACTCGCCCGTGCGTTCGTCCAATCGGTGCAGTCGGGCCTGCTGCTTTCCGATGTGCAGCTCGCGAAGCTGCTCGAGCTGAAGAAGCGCTACGCCGGCCAGCTCGCCGCGTACCGCGAAAGCTCCGACCGGACGCAGGATATTCTCAACGTGCCCGACGGCGCGAACGCGCGCGTCCTCAAGTAAAGGAGACCCAGCATGCCGCCCGACACCGTCATGAGCGAGCAGGACCTGATGGAGCACCTGGCCGAAGGCAACCCGCTGCCGGAGGCCGGGCTGACGATCGGCGAAGACTTCTACGACGACGAGCCGGACCCGAACGACTCGACGTACAAGGACACCGGCGACCCGATCTCGGCCGCTGTCGGCACCGCCGGTTTCATGGAACGCCACATGGTCCAGGACTGCCGGATCGTGACGCCCGACGGCGCGTCGACCGAGCCGGAGGAGTTCGAGCGCTACTACTTCCCGCCCGGCGACCGGCCATACGACGGGCCAGCCCCGATCCTGATCGACATTCTCCACAGCGACGACCCGGGTGTGCAGGAGGAGGAACGCGCGGAGAAGAACGTCGCCTTCAAGACGCAGTGGTGCGCCGAGCAGGGCATCCGCTACGTCGTGCTGCACGACACCGACGACACGCTGCTCTCGACGCAGGACCTCCGCGCGAAGCTGATGGGCGACCAGCCGGCAGCGACCACCGCGGATCCCAGCGAATCGGGCGAACCCGGCGAACCCGGTTTACAGGAGAATCCGATCGCTGTCGAGACGATCGACATGAGCGACGCGAAGCTCGAGGTGGACGCGCCCGCGCCTGCGCCAGAGGCGAAGGCGAAGCCCGGGCGGCGCCGGGGGCGTGGCAAGGTGCAGCACCCCCGCAAAGGCTGAGCGACGGATGACGCGCAGGCTGGCTCTCCCGCCGCTGGACAAACGCTACGGCAAAGGTGCAGCGGCGGCCTTCGCGGCGATCGTCGACCTCACCACCGCCTTCCCCGGCTCAACCGCAGCGATCACCGAAGACCCCGGCGAAGACGGCACGCTCCGCGTCGAAGTGATCTGGACGAGCAACCTGGGCGCCCGCATCGGCGTCTACAAGCTCGACTACTACCCCCGCCACGTTCACTGCGCCGACCTGAGCATCGAACCGGCGTTCCGCGCGAAAGGCCTCCTCATTCACCTGATGGTCGGCCTGGAGCCGTGGTGGACCTCCGTCGGGCTGCTTAGGAACACGATGAGCGTCGCACCAGGCTCGCTCGGCGAGAAGGCGCTGCGATCCGCGGGCTTCCGCGAGCTGCCGAACGGCGACTGGGGAACGCCGCTGCCCGCCACGCGCTGTCGCGAATTTATCGACTGGGTGCTCGCCGGCAAACTCGCGGCGACTGAACCAGCGTGGCGCAAGGCACTCGGGCCGGCCGTGGACGTGTTCTGAGTTGATAAACCACCGGATCCTTTACCCGCGCGAAGACTTCAAGGACCAGTGGACGCACTTCCCGACGGGCGCCAAAGGCTGGGAACGCACGAAGCGACTTGGCCTGCTCTACCCAACCGCGCCGAACGCCGAACAGCTCGAAAATGGCGTCGAAAACTCGGCCGAAGGGAAGAACGAGTACCTCAAGGTCGACATCTATTCGCCGCTGCCCGGCGAGACGATCTTGTCGGTGACGCTCTACGCGTATTGCTCGGTGGGTACCGGTGGCGAAGTGTCCCTGCACGCCTGGATCTCCGAAGGCGGCGAATTCGCCCCCCTGAAAGTGGGGCCGTCGGTTGCCGCGTGGCACTCGATCACGCACGTCGGAGCGATCAGCGCGACGATGCTCGAAAACCTCCAGCTTCGCCTCAGCCAGAACAAAGGCTCCTCGGCGGCGAGCAAGCTGTACTTCTGGTACCTCGACCTCGAAACGGAAACGACGTTCGCGGTCACGCCGCCCACGGACGTGGGTTTCGCACCAGCCGGCCGTAGTCTGGGTGTCACAGCGCAGCAGCGCGCTCTGGGCGTCACAGCGCAGTCACGCGGCGTAGCGATCACCGCGCAGCAGCGCTTAGTGCAGCTCACCGCGCAGCAGCGCGAAGCGAAGGTCGCCAACTACAAGACCGACGTGAAGTTCGCGCCGGTCTCACGACTACTGTCCCTGAGCGGAGGCTAAATGGCTGATCTCACACTCAAGCGCCACGACACGTTCCCGACCATCAAGATGGTGTTGGAACAGGTCAACGAAGAAACCGGCAAAAAAGAAGCGGTGGACCTGACCGCGGCGCTGAAAGTAACGCTCATCATGAAGTCCGGGTCGACGGTCCTCGAAATCCCGTGCACGATCGCCAAAGCCAAAGAAGGCAAGATCGAAGCGCAGCTCCTCGCTGAAGACACCGCCACGACGGGCACGTGGAAAGCGGAGGTCGAGGTTGAATGGCCCGAAGTCGGCGGTAAAAAACAGCTCGAGACGTTCCCGAACGAAAGCTACAAGGAAATCGTCATCATCGAAGACCTCGGAGCAGTCTGATGCCGATCCGTCACCGTGGCGAGGTCGACCCACCGCCCGTCGACGAGGCCCTCGCCGGCATACACCCGAAGCCGACGCTGATCCTCACCACCGTCGCACTCGGCCTGGACCGCCTGAAGCGCGCGATCCAGGACGGCAAGACCTCAGACGGCGAGACGCTCGGCATCGCGCGCCTCGAGGATCTCTCCGACCAGGTGATGCAGCAAGCCACCCCGACCGCCACGAAGTTCCAGGTCCGCTTCACGGCCGTGCCGACACAGAACTTCGCGCCCGTGTTCGTTGTGCCCGGGTCGCTCGTCGCGTTCGTCGACAGCAACCCGGCGCCCGTCACGCCGAGCGAAGATGTGAACACCAGCGGCGTGTTCGCGCTCGCCGTGGCGCCCGTCGAACAGCTCCAGGTCACGTACGCGTGGGCGTACTTCCAAGACAAGTCCCTCGAAGGGTTCCTCGACGAAGCGCGCGCGTGGGTCGCGGGGCCGGTCACGTTCGCGAACCTGGGGGAAGTGCCCGACGGCCTGGTGCCCGCCGTGATCGGCAACGCGGCAGCTCGAGCGCTGCGCGCGCTCGCCGCGAAATGTGCGCTCGCGACCGCGCGCGCCGGCGACAGCGAGATGAGCTTCTCCGATCTCGCGAAGGCGTACACGCTCCAGGCGAACGAACAGCAGAAGAACGCGGAAGCGGTCCGCAAGAGCTACTACAGCCGCGCGGACCAGCCGCTCGCGCCGGCCGCGGAAGCGTCGGCGCTCTCGGTCGGTGTGCCCTACCAGCCGCGTCGATGACGATCGTTGGCTGGATCGGCAGCGTGATCCTCGGCGCGATCGCGCTGCTGCCTTGGTACTGGCTAGTGCGGGCCAAATGGGAGGACTGGCGCGAGCACCGTTGGGTCCTGTGACGCCCTTGACAAACGTGTCGCAGCGTGCGACACTTGTAGGCGTGTCCTGATCGCCCCTCTCCTGCTCTGGCCCGCCGCCGTGGAGTTTCGCCGCTGGGTCTCGTGGGGGTTGCCCGACTGGTCCGATTCGAGTGCCCCGCGGTCCCCCCGCGGGGCCTCCGCAAGCGTTCTATCCGCTGCCGTTGAGAGGGTGCGCGCATGGCAGACTTGACAGACGAGCGAGAGCGCGACGAAGCCGACCAGCAGGCCGAGCCACAGGCCGAGCCGGAGGCGGACGCGCAGAAGGGCGAGGAGGGCGAGGAGGAGCAGGGCGTCACGATGACACCCGGCCAGCGGGCGATCGCGCAGGCCTGCCAGGATCGCATCAAGGCCTCGCTGGAGCGACTGCAAGAGATCAGCAAACCAGGCCGCGAATACGGCGTGCCGGAGGACGCCGAACGCAACGCCCTCGTCAACGCGATCTCCAACATCCTCGTCGACACAGGCCTCATCACCCTCGAGGACCTGTTCCTGCGCAAGATGAAGGCCCTCGCCGAGATCTTCGAGCAGGTCGCCACCAGCGCCGAGCAGCACGCCGCGAGCGACACCGGCCTCTACGGGCCGGACGGCGAGACCCCGCTCATGGCGGCCCCCGAGCCACCCCGGAAGGTGCGCCGCGAAAACGCGCGGCGCGCGAAGAAGGGCAAGTGAAGCTCGTCGTCGCCGCGCCCGTCGCCGACCGCGACGGCTATAGCACGCTCCACCGGTGGGTCCAGCGGCACTTCGAGCGCCGCGGGCGCTGCGAGCGGTGCGGCCACGTCGGCCGGACGGAGTGGGCCAGCATCGACCACGTCTACACCCGCAAGCGTGAGGACTGGTTGGAGTTGTGCAAACGCTGCCACGCGGACTTCGATGGCGTCGAGCCGCCGCGCTGGAATCGTGGGCGCACTCACTGCAAGCGTGGGCATCCTTATGACGAGGCGAACACGCGTTTGGTCTACCGCGACGGGCGCGTTATAGGACGCGACTGCCGCACGTGTAAGCGCGAGGCGAAGCAGCGCGAACGGGCGGCGGCATGAAGCTCGTCGTAGCGGCGCCGGTGGCTGATAGAGACTGGGCGCTCCCCCACTGGTACCGGTACCTGGCGCAGCAGACCGTCAAGCCCGACCAGGTGCTGCTGATCCACGGTGGCCAGCGCGGCGACGACACATGGAAGGCGATCCGTGACTGTGCGCAGGACTGGGAGATCCCGACGATCCGCCACCACGAGAGCACGCCACCGCATGACCGCCAGGACAACGAGCGGTTCCACACCCTCACGCGACTGCGGAACCTGATGCTCGCCGAGGCGACCGTCTGCACCGACGCGACACACCTGCTGTCGCTCGACACCGACATCATGCTCGAGGACGCCCGCACGATCGAGCGGCTCCTGGCGGCTATCGCAACGCTGCCGCCGGGCTGCGACGCTGAGAACGTCGACGTGGTCGCGCCGCGCCTCAGCTTTCACCCAACGGCCACATGGACGTGCAACGCCGGGATCCTCGGCAACGAGCGTCACCACCCCCGCGAGGCGCTCGAAGCGGGCCGCCCGCAAGACCTCGGCACGTGGGCATGGAAACGCGCTGAAGTCGATGAGGCGACCCGCGAAGCCGGCGGCGTCCAACCGATCGACATCCCGATGGGCGCGATCCTTATGCCACGCTATGTGTTCTCGAAGGTCCGCTACCGCTGGCACCAGTCGGGGGAGGACATCGGCTTCGGGATCAACCTGAAGCTCGCCGGCTACACCGCTGGCTGGCTGCCGGGCACGTACGCCCGCCACGTCTGGGACCGGTACGCGCTGTGAACGAGCACACGCCGCTCACCGCGACCGTCGCGATCGTGAGCTACAAGACCACCGAGCTGGCCGCGCGCTGCCGGGAGAGCATCGGCCGACCAACATGGCTCAAGGCGGTCCACACGACCTACGTCGAGAACCTGCCGACGAACATCGGCTACGCCGCCGCGCTCGCGCGCGACCTCGACCTCGCGAAGACCCCGATCCTGATCGCGTGCAACGCTGACGTGGAGTTCCCCGAGGAGGGAATCGGGCCGCTGCTCGAGCTATTCCACGAGCATCCCCGCCTCGGCGTGCTAGGACCACGCCAGCGCGACCCGCGCGGCTTCATCGCGCACGCCGGGATCCTCGAGGCGGGCAGTCCCGCCGGCGGACGTTCCTACGGCCAGGCCGACATCGGCCAGTACATCACGCCGTTCGAGGTGGTCGCGCAGGTCAGCGGCTCGATCATGCTCATCCGCCGCGAGGCGTACGAGCAGGTGGGTGGGATGAGCAACATGCCTCGGCTGTATTACGAGGACGCGATCTTCTGCCACCGCCTACGCAAGGCGGGCTGGGAGGTCGGTTACAGCGGCCTGTTCACGTTCCTGCACCGCCACGCCTCCAGCCCGAGCGGGCAACGAGCGGACCTGGCACGCGAGGGCCGCGAAGCATGGGAAGCCGAGCTGGCGTCGTGAAGATCCTCGTCACCGGCCACCGCGGCTTCATCGGCGCTCACCTGGTCCGCGAGCTGAAGAACAACGGCCACACGATCCACGGCGCCGACATCCTCGAGCACGGCTACGACCTGCGCGAACCGGGTCGTCTCGCTGGCTGGCTCGACCGCATCACCGAACCAGACGCGCTCGTGCATCTCGCCGCCCAGGTCGGCCGCGTGTTTGGCGAGCGTGACCTGCGCCACACGATCAGCAGCAACGCCGAGCTGACCGCTGTCGTCGCGCAGGAGTGCGGGCAGCGCGGCGTCCCCGTGCTGTACGCGTCTAGCAGCGAGGTTTACGGCGACCACCGCGACAGTGTTTGCCACGAGACCTCGAGCTGCGTGCTGCCCCACAACCTTTACGGCCTTACGAAGCGCTGGGGCGAGGAGGCGTTGCAGCTCTACGCGCCCGACGGGCTGAAGATCGTGCGCCTCTCGATGCCGTACGGGCCGGGTGCGCCGCCGGGTGTGGGTCGCCGCGCGCTCGACAACATTCTCTGGCAGGCCCATCACGGCAAGCCGATCCCGATCCACGACGGCGCCGAGCGGTCCTGGTGCTGGATCGAAGACACCGTCCGCGGGATCCGCCTCGTGCTCGAGAAGGGCGCCGGGTACGACGCGCGGGTGCCCGGGACCGGCATCTACAACATCGGCCGCGACGACCGTCCGCTGTCGATGCTGAGCCTCGCGGAGCGCTGCTGCCAGCTCGCCGGCGCGAGCACCGAGCTGATCGACCTGATCCCCGCGCCCGCCGCGCAGACCGTCGTGAAGCGCCTCTCGACGGAGAAGCTGCGCAGGCTCGGGTGGCGACCAACGGTCGAGCTGAGCGAGGGCCTCCCCCAGGTCCTCGAGTGGGTCACCCGCTTCGACGCGAACGGTGACTGGACCGAGAGCGAGGAGCCGTCCCACGCCACTCACAGCAGCATCAGGAAAGGCCACCGATGAAGACCTACAGTCTCACCCCGTTTTTCAATGAGCTGGACGTGCTCGAGATCCGTCTCGCCGAACTAGACCCTGTCGTCGACGTGCACGTCATCGCCGAGGCGCCCGTCACCTACTCGGGCGACCCGAAGCCGCTGTACCTGGCTGAGAACTGGAGCCGGTTCCGGCAGTGGGAGGACAAGATCCGCTACATCGTCGTGGAGGACATGCCCGCCGGCGAGAGCGTTTACCGGGAGCCGCACGCGATCGGCTGCGAAGGCGACTCAGACCGCTGGCGGCGCGAGCATCACCAGCGCGACGCGCTTTCAGCGGGCCTGTGGGACCTCAAGGACGACGACCTGCTGCTCCTGAGCGATCTCGACGAGATCCCGTTCCCGCACGTGGTCGCGGACTGCGCGACGTGGGTGCCGAACCTCGAGCCGCGGATCGTCAGGCCGCGGATGACGCAGTTCGTGTACCGGCTGCGGTGGCGCTGGCACGACACGATGATCCCGATCGCGAGCTTCTTTCCCCCCGCGATCCTGCGCTATTACGACAACAGCTTGCAACGGGTCCGCGAAGCGGAAGCGTGGAAAATCGGTGAGCAGGCCGCACCCGGCCTCGGCTGGCACCTGAGCTACATGGGTGGCCCCGACGCCGTCGCGTACAAGCTGCGCAGCGCAGCGCATCACGAGCTGGACACCGACGCCTACAACAACCCGAGCACGATCGGCGACAGTCTCGCGACAGGCCGCGACCTGTTCGGCCGCCAGGACCGCAACGCCCTTCGCGCTGGCGACGACGAGCTGCCTCCCTACGCGCTAGCGAATCGCGATCGCTTCGCCCACCTGCTGTGACGATCTCCGTCGTCATCCCCACGATCCCCGGCCGCGAGGCGCACCTGGAGCGCTGCGTGAACGCCTACACGGAGCGCTCGCACGCGGAGATCGAGCTGATCGTGATCCCCGGCCGCCCGACGTGCGGCATCGCGTGGAACGATGGCGCCGCGAAAGCCGGCGGCGAGTACCTGCACCTCACCGCCGATGACCTCGAGCCGCTCGAGGGGTGGGACGACGCGGCTCTCGAGACGCTCCGGGCGTGCAAGATCCCTGCGCCGCTGATCCTCACCCCCAAAGGCGGCATCGAGAGCGCCGGCGGCTGGTGGGACCGCGTGCCCGTCGACTGGGCACCCACGACGAACACCTGCGTCGTGCCGTTCTGCCGCCGGCGGGACTGGGAAGCCAACATCGGTCCGAGCCTGGAGTGCCACTACTACACCGACGACTGGTTCACCGACCAGTGCCGGCGGGCCGGGTGCGAGGTCGTCGTTCGCTTGCCGTATCGGTTCATGCACCACTGGGCGAGCGAGGGCCGCGGCGACGAACCGGCGAAGCTCGAGCGCGACCGGCTGATCTACGAGGAGGCCACAAGGCGATGCGGATAGCTTGCGCGATGATCGTCGGGCCAGGCGAGGCAGATCGCCACCTTGACCTCGTGCTCGGCCGCGCGAGCAAGTGGGCCGACACGCTCCTCGCCGTCGCCGACCACGTCGACGAGAGAACCGAGGCGATGCTGCAACGCGAGCTGAAGCTGGGCACCAGCGAAGCGGAAGGCAACGCGGTCGACGTGTGGTGGTCCAACGGGGCAGCCCCGTCTTTCCGCCAGGACGAGTCGTACGTACGCAACGCGCTCATGCGCCTATGCGACAAGCACCTCGACACCGGGGACCTGGTCGTGGTCCTGGACGCCGACGAGGAGCTTCTAGCGCCCCAGAACGGCCCACAGGCCGTCAATCTGCGCACCGTGCTCGGAGACCTAGCGGCGCTGCCCGCGGAGGCCTTCAGCGCGACGTTCTACCACCTGTGGGACGCTGCTGGCGAGACGTACCGCACCGACGGCGCGTGGTGGCCCGCGCCGCAGTTCCGCATCTACAAGCACGACCAGGGCGCCCGCATCCAGCAGCGCCGGATGGCATGCAAGGCGATCCCCGAGTCAGCGCTGCCGCGCGCGCACACGCGACTGCGGGTTGCGCACTGGGGGTACGCCCACGAGGAGGACCGCATCGCCAAATACCGGCGCTACGTCCGGCTCGACGGCGGGCAATATCACAGCCTCGCGCACATCGAGTCGATCCTGGCGGCGGCGTCCCGCGAGCCGTTCGTGCGCTGATGGGTGAGAGCGAGCGCGAGTTTCAGCAGGCGGTTCTCGACCTCGCGGGCGCATGCGGCTGGTGGGCGTATCACACGTTCGATAGTCGTCGCAGCACGCCGGGATTTCCCGATTTGGTTCTCGCGAAGGTCGACCGCCGGCTGATCGTCGCCGAGCTGAAGACCGAGAAGGGCAGGGTCTCGCCGGCGCAGCGGGAGTGGCTGGACCTGCTCGCCGAGATCGCGAGCGACATCGACGTTTGTGTGTGGCGCCCGAGCGACTGGCCGGAAATCGAACGCAAGTTGCAGCGGGCGAAACATGGTCGTCCTCGCAAATAGCGAACATTCGTGGTGTGACAGGTGAGCGAGTGAGGACCTTCACACGCGGCACCGCCACACCCCGGGATCTCGCCGAGGCGTGCGACGAACTCGGCATCCATGACGGCGACGAGTTTCTGCTCGCGCACCCAGCCGTTCTCAGCGACGAGGACGTGCCGGGCACGCCTCGAACGAAGGACTCCGACACGTCAGAGGCCGCGGCCATCGCGCAGGCCCCGAAGGTCAGCGGTGACCGCGAGCGTGTGCTGCGCGCGATCGCCGACCGTCCCGCGACCCGCGACGAACTGGTGCAACGCCTGAACATGCCCGACAAAACGGTCGGTCCGCGCGTGTGGGAGCTGAAGCGCGGCGGGTTCGTCGTCGATAGCCCACGCAAGCGCGCGACGCGAGCGGGCAAACTCGCACACGTGCTCGTCGTGAGCGAGAAGGGCGAAGCGGCGCTCGAGCGCCGCTGGCGGCCAGAGGCGGCTTAGGCGACGCTGACGGCCGCGAGCTTCCCGGCCGCTTCGAGGAACGCGATCGCGGCATTCAGGCGATCCACTGGGCCGGGCTGTCCCGCTGGCGGCGGCGTGTGGCCCCAGTGGCTCTGCGCCCATGCGACCAGCTCGTCCCGCTTCACGTACGGGTTCGCGGTCACGTGTGCGTAGACGGCGGTCGCGTCGAGGAGCACGTCCGCCGCGGTGTCGCCCGATAGCCCGAGCTGCGCGAGCTGGTCATCGGTGAGGAACGCCGGCGTCGCCTGGGCTGCTGTGACCGGAATGGGCGCGATCAACGTCGGTTTCGCCTTCGGGGCGCGCGGCACGGCGGGATCGTAGCGCGCGCCGAGGCGGGGTCTACGATGCCGCCGTGTTACTGACCGAGCGAGCGGACATCTGGCGGCTGCTGCCGGTCCCCTCGAAGCCCGGGCGCAGCGACATGAAAGTGTGGCGGCGCAACGTGCTTTGCCACCTGGAGCCGATCAGCTCCGTCGATCTCACCGTCCCGTTCGCGCTCCAGTCGACGCACGTCATCTACCTGCCCTACTGGGTCACGCGGCTGCGTCACGAGGACGAGATCCGGCTGAGCGGCTTTGTGGCTGCGGACGGCACGCGCGTTGCGCGCCGCTACGTCGTGAAAGGCATCCGGCGCTTCGGGACGTTCGGGCTGCGGCACATCGCGGCGTATTGCGAGGAGCGTGAGTGATGCAAGGCAAGCGGGTGCCCGACAACACGTTCCCCGAGAACCCCGGCGAGTACAGCAAGCTGACGAACGGCCCCGTCGAATGGGTCGTGTGTTGCCCGACGGGCCAGCGGTTTCACCTGGCCTCTCCGCAATCGCCCGACAGCAAGGGCAACTACCACGTCGTCGACGAGCACGATGACGGGACCATCAGCGTGTGCCCGCCGGGCAACTCGATCATGGCGCCCGGTGAACGCTGGCACGGGCACATCATCAAAGGCGAGTGGGTGCCCTGCTGATGAACGGTCACCGTGTAGCCGACGGCGAGATGCGCGGCGAGTCGTGCTTCCGCCCGGGCGCCTACGGGCGCGTGATGAGCGACGGCGAGTGGACCTGGTACGCCTGCACACCGAACGGCCACCTGGGCAACCTCGGCGCGCATGACGTGACCGAGCATGACGACGGGACGATCACCGTCAGCCCGTCGATCCGGGTCAGCGACGGCACCGGCGAGCTGTGGCACGGCTACCTCGAGCGCGGCGTCTGGAGGCTCGCCTGATGCAGGGCACACGCCTCCCCGACGCGGTGCTCGGCGAGCCTGGCGCGGGCTGGGATGCCTGGGAGAAGATGGGCGAGGAGTACTGCGAGAACATCGCGCCGCTCGGCGCCTACATGAAGGTCCTTCATGGCGACGGTCAGGACGGCAGTCGCGCCTTCTGGTACATCAAGGACCCAACCGGCGAGCTGGGCACGATCGGCCCCAGCCACCACCAGGTCGTCGAGCACGCGGACGGCACGATCACGGTCACACCCGCGATCCTGAAGCCCGGCGGCTGGCACGGCTTCCTACGCGCCGGCGTCTGGAGCACCATCTGATGCTGCGCGTCCAGATGAAATCCGCGAGAACCACGGGTGCGCAACGCCGCGTCGAGATGATCGCCAGCCAGCTCACCGACTTCCGGGTGCCGCTCGCTGCCGCCGCGGACTACGTTCGCGAGCAGACCCGCCAGCGCTTCGAGGCGCGCGGCTTCGGGGAATGGCCGCCGCTCGCCGAGTCGACCGTCGCGCGTAAGGCGAGCCAGGGCTACGCTGACCCGACTCGGCAGCTCTACGCGAGCGGCAACCTGTTCGAGTCGGTCACGTCCGCGCACGGCCCGTACAGCTTCACTGAGCTGACCTCGACGTTCGTCGTGATCGGCGTCGACTGGCAGGTGAACGGCTGGCAGATCCCGGTGGTCCTCAGCGAGGGCGCCGGCAACATTCCCGCCCGCCCGATCTGGCCCAAAGAGCGCGCGGTCGTCAACGGCGTGTCGCGGATCATCCGCAACTGGGTGCGCGCACCCGTCGAACCGCTCGCGCTTGGCGGCGCCGGCGGGACGTGGGCCGGCGCGAACACCCCCCCACTGCCATGACGAGGAGGACCTGTGGCTGAACAGATCAAAGTGATCGGCGCGCCCGGCCAGTACGAGACGCTGCTCGACACCCTCGCGAACTATCTCGGGAACAAACCCGTGTTCGCGCAGCAGCCCGACACGAGCGTCGTGCACTGGGTGCTCGGCGACATCGGGATGGGGCCGACGCCCGGCTTGCCGGTGGGCTTCATCAGCCCGCTGAACGACGCGCTCATCCCGTACGGTCGCGGCGGGTCGACGGGTGGCCCTCACGGCACCGACATGGACGACTACACCGTCCCGATGCTCATCATTCAGGCTGAGCACAAAGCCCAGGAACCCGTCCCCACCAAACAGGCCGGCGCGAGCGAATACCTCGAGTCGCCGGGCTACCGCGAACTGATGCAACTCGTGCAGAAGGTCCGCGCCGCGCTGCGGATCGAGCCGACGTTTGGGGGAGCCGTCGCGACCTCTACTATCACCGAGCTTCGACCCATGCTGATTGATCTGGACACCAAGGTATATCGCGGGGCGCGCCTCACGCTCGTCGCCCGCCAACGCCGGAGCCGCGGCTGATGCCCGGCCCTGTCCCCGAGTGAAGGAGCCTCCATGTCGCCTATCCAAAGCGCAGAGATCATCGGAGTGGCGAAAGAGGCCACGTTCGGCACGTTCAAAGCGCCGACCAACTTCATCCCGGGGATCTGCACGATCAACTCGACCACGAAGGTCGCGCGCCCCGAACAGTCACGCGGGCAGACCCGTGACTACGTCGTGGACGCGCTCGTCGGCATCGAGGTCGGCGCGACGATCAACGCCGAGCTGATCCCCGAGCAGCTCCCCGTGCTGCTCGCCGGCTGGTACGGCACCAACTCGGACACCCTTACCGGTGCCGCGAAAACGGGACGCATTCACACGATGGTCCCGAAGATCACCGTCCCGTCCTTCTCGCTCGAGGTCGACCACGACGCCGTCGTGCAGACCGTCGCTCGCCGCCTCGTTGGCTGCAACGTCGACCAGGTGATCCTACGCGGCACGCAGCAAGCGCTCGCGACGATGGAGTTCACGCTCCTCGGCCAGAAAGAGGAAACGCCCGCATCACCGAACTACGGCCTGCCGTCGAACGCCACGCCGACGTTCAACAGCCAGCAGCCGATCGACCACTCGCGGCTCACCGCGATGTACAAGGGCGTCGAAGTGCAGGAACTCCAGGACTACACGCTCACGATGATGAACCACGTGCAGCGCGTGTTCTCCGCCAACAAACAGATCTACATCGTGCGGCTCGTCCCGACCCGCCGCGAGATCCAGTTTCAGACGACGCTCGACTTCCTCAACGCGAACATCTACAACGACTGGCTCGCAGGCAACTGGGCGACCGGTCCCGCGTTCACGTTGAAATACGAAACGGCGTACACGATCGAAGAAGGCGGCGGACCGACCGGTTTCAACAAGATCGAATTCAAGCTCGCTCGCCTGCGCCCGATGGGCCAGTTCAACCTCCAGGCCGCGAGCGACGTGCTGAACGAGCAGATCACGTGGTCGACGGTGCTCGGCGAATCGGAAAACATCGTCGAAACGGTCTGGACGAACGGCACCAACTCCGCGTACAACTGAGCGCCACCATGTAAGCCGCCCCGGGGTCTACGATCCCCCGGTCCATACGACCTGGGGAGGCCCCTTACATGCCGCTTACGCAGGCAGATACGAGCAAGACCGAGACCTTCAAAGACGGCGCGGCGTGGCTCACGCTGCGGACCGTTCTCACGAAGGGCGACCAGGACACCGTCCAGGACCTCAACTCGAACTACCGCATCCCAGCGGCCGTGTTCGGGATCGAGGCGGACGGGTCCGACGCCGGCGTTGAGGTTCGCACCAACGCCAGGGAGATCAACCGCACGCTGTTCGACCTGCTCGCCGTCGAGTGGTCCCTCGGCGAGGGCAAGCCCACCGCCGGGGACTACGACACGCTCGACGGCCCGTCGGGTGAATGGGTCGACGACTGCGTGACGCAGGCGATCCGCATCGGTCGCGGGAGGGCCGAGGGAAACTCCTCCAGGAAGCCCAGAAACTCGCGCACTTCCTCACGCGCGGCAAGAGCATCAAGCTCGAGGCGCTCACCCGAGAGGAGCGACGATTAATCCTCCCGGCATGGAGCGACTACGTCCTTGTCCGCGACATGGGAGGGGTCTCTTGGCAAGACGTGCAGGACCTGCCGAGCGACATCCACGCCTACTGGCTCGCGTTTCGCGCCGGCGAAGCGGAAACGCGCCGCGAAGTCGAAAGCGAACGCGCGAAGCAGAACCAGACGCGCTACGTGTAGGCGGCTGAGATGGAGGGCCTCAGCCAGGATGTCCTCAGCTTCCTGATCGACATCCAGGAGCATGGCGCTAACCAGCTCAAGGCGCTGTCGGTCGATTTCAAGACGCTCGGTGCGACCGCCGACCAGATCGGCGCCCGGCTGCACGCCCTCGAAGCGCAGTTCGCGAAGACCGGTGCCGCGGCGACCGCTACCGGGGAGCGGGTGAAGGCCAGCCAGGTGGGCGCGACCGCCGCGACGGACAAGTCGACGCTCGCGACCGCGGGCCTGACGAAGGCACAGAAAGACCAGGCGCTCGAGACCGCGCGCGTGCAGGCCGCCACGGACAAGCTCAGCGCCGCGCAGAAGGGCCAGGCGGCCACCGCGAAGACCGCCGCCGGTGAGGCCGCGGCGCAGACCGCCGCGCAACGCAACCTCGGCGCCGCCGCCGCTGGCACCGGTGTGGCGCTCGGCAAACACACCACCCAGGTCGCCGATCACACGAAACGCCTCGAACGGCTGAAGGGCACCACACACGAGGTCTCCCAGACGATGAACAACCTGTCGCTGCCGATCCTCGCCGCCGGCGCCGTCTCGATCAAAATGGGGATGGACTTTGAAGCCGCGATGTCGCGGCTGCACACCCAGGCCGGGTACGCCGAGAAGGACGTGAAATCTCTCGAAGCGGCCGTCCTGAAGGCTGCGCCCGGGATGCGGCGCACCACGACCGAACTCGCCGAAGGCCTCTACCACGTCGCGA